TATGTTACTTATAATCATTTTTTCCTGAAAACCTCTACTTACGACGGCGCATCGTCTTGGATCCCTTGCGACCCTTACGGCGTCCACCCATTACGGCAGGGCTTACTGGCGTAGCAGCGGGGGAAGATTCGGGCGACTCCTCCTCACCACCCTTGTGCTTCTTGTATGACTTCTTCGCCTCTAGAATCACCTTCTTCAAACCATCACCCTTCTTGTAGGTACCACGGCTCTTCATGGTCTTCATCGTCTTCTTGACATGCATTAGCCACTTGTTTGCCATTTTTGTTTAAAGGTATAGAATTTTAACTTAGACGGTCACATCGTAGATCGGGCTTGTTTTACGCATGGGCTGGAAAGAGACTGAAGGGTCAGGTAAAGCTGGTTTCTTGAATTTCTTGGGACGGAGAGGGCGGAGTGGGGCAGGTTTTAAGACCAAACTGTTCTCTTGGAACTCGCCAATATAATTCTCCATCGCTGAATCGACTGAACCGTAATTCATCATAATCCACTGGCATCCGTACGAAAACAAGATTTGGGGGTTGAAATTTACTAAATCGTCGCCAATATCTGGAACAACCATCGTGATATGATTACGGTTATGATTAATGAGTTCATCTGCATCATGGGGCTGTGATGCCTGTGTGTATGTCAAGCGGCGTAAATGAGAAGTAGCCCATGAAATGTTTATGAGTTCTTCCATTAAAGTTCCCTTGACTTCGCTTCCTGAAACAATGATAATCTTGCGCTGGAGATTACATACCGGCTCAACTACCAAATTGCGGCGCTGGTACCCGTATTCTGCGTCTAGGAGGTAAGGTCGGCAAGTTGTTTTCAAAATTTCAGAACAGGCATTCAAGACATTCGTCTTGTTGGTATGGAATACTAAACTCAGCATAAATGGGTCTGAAGACACGGGAGAAGTTACAGAGTTAAATGCCGTATTTGCCAAAGCTACACAACAAGCTTCAAATGGAATAGTATTATATGCATAATCTGTTCCAAGCTTTTGGTTTTTCAGTCCAACAACTGGCTTATCTGATTCATCGGCATATACATCCAGCTCTACCATTCTTGCACCAGCTTTCACGACTAATGGAATAATCTGGTCAGAAACATAGTCGTAAATATTAGCACCTGGAAATACCGAATACGAAGATGCCGCAGCGTAAAAATCACACAAACGGTAAGCTGGTGTTTGTGGACATCCTAAAGGTGCTAGCTTTGTGACCTTCTCGTACGCTGCAAAGTTAGGTTTAGCTGCAGCCAGAGCTTTGGATTCAGAAGGTGTGAACGATAAGTACAACCAATAGCCGATTCCGACAATTAGTAGTGCTATTAGAGGTGCTGCCAAGGAAAACAAGTCCATTGTTATTTACGCCACGAATTAATAGATCCAATTACAGCCCACAGAAGAATAATGCAAAAAGCAGCGACTGTTCCTATAATAATGTATTCGCGCCCGCCCATTATTAATTACGCCATGAGTTAATAGCTGCAAAAAAAGCATAAACTATTACTCCGATACATCCTATAAAAAGACCTAAATTTATATAACCACGAGCGCCCATTATTATGTTATATGCGGAATAGTACTCCGCGAAATCCACGAACAACTTCATCTGGAATGCGTTTATTCATGGGAATACCCAGTAAACAGCAGAAATGGAAGTACAAACAGTACATTCCACACTCTGAATTCTCATACTGGTGACGAGTTTTGTTGTAAGTTGTAGCCATAGGCTTTTCGTGAATCTTCGTAGCGTCCCAAGTAATCTTCCATCGCTTCATCAAGTTCACAACTTCTTTACTTGGCTTGTCACCATACGAATCAAAGTATGTAATTCTGGGAAATACAAGTTCAGGTCGAATATCGCAGTACAGCGCAATCCAATGTTGACCGGGTCCAGTACTTACATCAGTATTAAACACAATTCCAATTCGGCGGTATCCCTTTTTGTACAAATGTTCAATATTCAAAGAACACAGCGAATTCACAACACAAGTTCCAGTTTCCGACTTCTTTCCAAAATCTATTGGGACAGTGCCAACATAGTAGTAATCTGTAAATATCTTTGTGAACTGCTTTTCAACTGCATCAATATCCAACGACGATAACCATTCTTCGGGATTAGATTTCCACGATGATGGAGCTGTAGGTTTAGAAAGCATGGAATTTATGATACATTCGGCTGATCCTGAATCACACTTATCGTGAAGACGGGTTTGTATATCCTTCCAAACTTTTTGGACATCGCCTTTTGCAATTGGTTTCTCCTTAGAGTTTTCCTTATTGTAAACCTTTCGCAAGTTCTCAACTTCTTTTTCGTCAAAGAACATTCCCCTTATCTTGAAAATGGATTAGATTCTTGAAGTTTTAGTGAAGAGAAATGGAAGAGGCAATTCGTGATTTGAAACGATGTGTTCAGCAGTATCGGAAGGTAGATGACGAGCTTCGTGTCTTGAATCATGAAGTTTATAATAAGCGCGAGTCTCGTAAGATTGTGGAAATGGAGCTTGCAGATCTGATGAAGGTTGAACAGTTTGTGAATTTCAAGAAGCTAAAAATTGAAGAGGACGGATCAATTATTACAATTCAGCGCCCACAGGAATGGACGAAGCCTTGGAGTCTTTCAAAGAAGGATCTCAAGGATTCGCTGGAGCGCTACTTCAATTCAACTAATAGTCCGTCTGCAGATAAGGCATTTGAGTTCATTACCGAGGCTCAGAAGACGAAGCTTACATCTACTGACTTCAATTTCAGTCGCGTAGTTCCTGAAGAAGATTAGCTCACAATAAGTTAATGGCATTTCCCATCGTTGTTGGGGAAAGTACAATTGGACCTCGTAAAGATGTCAGTATATCACTGCATATTCCAATAACAGGAAATGTAGATTTTAATTTTAAAAAAATAAATCAAGTTCTGAATCGGTTTGATATTGAAAAGGATGCAAGAGTAACCCCCCACGCATGGAAATCGCGGGACGACTACTTTTTCTTCGATGAAATCTTTTATAATCCTAAAGATCCTGCATTTTTAAGAATTAATTATTCGACATTCGACTTGTTGAAAAAAACTATTTTAGAAACTCCTGAGTTTGGAGGCACTCCAATGCGCCTATGCCTTCTTGAAAGACCGGATCCAGAACATAAGAAATTACAAGCAAAATACATTTATCGCGATAGCGGATATCAACCTTCAGATTTTTCTGAAAAGTATATTTCGGTATACACTCCTGGATCATACATTGACCCAGGAAGCCGAAAAAAACCAGGTAATGTCCCAAACCTTCGTATTTTTCCAAGTCCCGGACGAAATGTAACTCTGAAATCAGACTATTTGGATCAGTACGGGTTTGGCAATGTAATTGAGGAAATACAGTGCGCAACAGACGAATCCAAGAATTGTGGACTTGCAATAAAAACTAAAAAAGCTCTAACATTTTACGGGGAACAATTTTTAAATGCTGAAGTGATCAATAAAACAATCAATAGTCGTTTTGAAGTAAAACCACTGCCTAATTACTTTACTTCAAATACTGAAAAGAACACAATCTTGAACGATCGAAAAACATCTATGCCAGAAAAAACAAAATATTTATTAGGTAAGGAATTAGGTGATACATTACAAGTTCTGTATGCATCCGTTCATTTTCGAGACGCGATGATATTTGATCCATCATTAACTGAACTTGATGCGTGCGTTTTTACAGTTGATGATACAGTTCTAGTTCGTTCAAAACTTTGTGGATTACCCGTCGCTATGCAACAGATAGATCCGGTAGTTGGAGTTCATGTATGTAACTATTACCTACCTACTACAAATCATCTAGAACTACTTGCACAACAAAAGAGAATACTAATGGATGAAGCATATTCAACGAACACTAAACTTATTCAGCGAATCCAAAAAGTTATAAGTGACGGATTTGAGTATGATAAAACTTACGAACTAACAGATGAAGGAAAAACTATTTTTAATCAATTCGTTCGATATATTCAGAATATGACCGAAACAATATCTTCAATAAACTCTGATTCATTGGATACATACTTACTTGAGATGAAAGAACATACTGCAGTTGAAATTTTTAAACATGGAATAAAACCTAATACTGCGACTATACGAATTTACCATACAACGCATGCTGAACATGATCTTGTGCACATATGGTGCTCAAAAAATGGAAAAAAGTTCATTGATTACTTGATGACACTATCAAACCCAATAAATATGCTACGAAGCCCTTATAGATCACCACCGGCCAAGAGATCAAGACTTGAAACTACAGGTGGAGGAGAGGAAGAAGATAAGAGCATTACTACCCTATTTCTGGAAGCCGTAGGAGGAAATATGGATGAAGCGGAAGATATTCTACTAGTTCTTTACGATTACTTGGACTATGTTGGAATGACACCATTAAACCCCACAATCGTGAACTACTTAGTGAAAAACTTGGACGAAATTCAGCAGATGAGTTTGACTGAGTTCAAAGATATATTCTATAAGATATGCAACAAAGTTATAAATGAAGGAGTAATCAAGAAACAGGAAGAAGTTATTAATAACGCATTCTCATTCTTACCTGAAAAATCTATGACTGTAGTTGCAGCTACAGCTGGTGGAGGCAAGACGCGTAGAAAACTTCGTGGGAAGAAGTAATGGCACTTGCGTTCGTAACTGCACAACTCCCCGGACTCATTGAAAAGTACGAGCCAGAGATCGAGGAGAATATTACATCTGCACTCTCAAAACTTAAAGAAGCAGACCCCGTAAACGCCAAACTTTTTTTAGATAATTGGCGTAAGCTTGATGTGGTTGTTGAACGCGTTCTAGCATCTAAATCAGCAGGTAAAAAACGAACTCGTCGTCGTAAGACTCGTAAGTATTAAAATGGCAGTCCCAATTCTTTACAATCCGTTCAATCCAAAAAATCGCTTGTTTACCAATACGGATATCCAAGCGATTCTTTTGAAACACGATTCAGATTACCGAGTTCAAAGGAACGAAGTGTTCCAGCAAGCTATGGTTCATTCATCCTATGTGAAGCGTGGAGAGTATACCAGTCCTACTGGTGAATCTGCTCAATTAGCCGAATGTCCAAAACATTGTTTAGGGTTGTTCGATGAATCGTATGAACGACTAGAACATCTTGGTGATTCAGTTCTTGGCGCATGTATTTCCACTTACCTCATGAAACGATACCCTCAGGAAAATGAAGGGTTCATGACTGACCTGAAGAAGGAAATTGTATGTAATGAAATGCTGGGTCAGCTCAGTCAAAAAATTGGACTGGACAGGTTCTACATTATTTCCCGACATAATGAAGATGTATGTGCTGGTCGAACGAACTTCAAGAAACTAGGAGATATCCTAGAAGCATTTCTTGGAGCACTGTGGACAGATTCAGATAACGATTTCAAGACGCTGTATGGTTTCGTTATTTGTCTTGTAGAACGATACATTGATATCCCCCGAATTCTGATGAATAATCGTAATTTCAAGGAACAGTTACAGAAACTTTACCAAGCCAAATTTCATTTCACTCCAACATATACTGCTCTCAGTTCATCGCTGAACTCGTATACTATGGCTGCAATTGATGAAAAGGGTAATCATTTGGGAATCGGTACAGCTCCGACGAAAAAGCAAGCGGAACAGTTGGCGGCTAAACAAGCGATTGAACGACTAAGCTAATATACCTTATGAACTTACTTATAATGCACTAATTTAGACACATGATTTTTAAATACAGAAAATGAACCAAATGTTTCATTCGCAATGTCAGCAAGACATCTATCTAGAACAAAATGTTTTTCGCGGATATAAAAATGGCTTTTTCATGGATATTGGAGCTCATGATGGAGTTAGTTTGAATAATACTCTTTACTTTGAAAAGAATAATAATTGGACGGGTGTGAATGTTGAGCCAATAAAGAATGTTTATGATAAATTAGTAGAGAATAGACCATCTTCTATCAATTTAAATTGTGCTGTATCCGACAGTGATGGAACAGCGCAGTTTTATTGCAACACCGGATATACGGAGATGCTTTCAGGTCTAAAAAGTAATTATGATGAACGACACCTTGGTCGCCTAACCCGAGAAAATCGCGAAAACAATTCTATAACACAAATTATCGATGTTGAAACTAAGCGAGTAGAAACGATATGCGATATCCATAATATTAAACACATTCACTACTTATCCATTGATGTAGAAGGTGCCGAGTTTAATGTTATCAAATCTATAAACTTTGATAAAGTCTTTATAGATGTGATTGAATTTGAGAATAACTATGATGATATTAGTCTACCTATCATACAATATCTTGAATCTAAAAACTTTGTTATTATTCATAAAAGTTTAGATATTTTTATGATCAACAAGGCATCTCAGTTTTATGCAAAAAATATTACGCCAAAGTGATCTTCTTCTCGCGAGGAACATGACGAACCAAAAGTTCACGACCTCCAGCTGCCGCTTCAGGCGTACCTTCAATTGCCCGAAGAACATCGGCTACACGCTGTGGCTGATCCGCAAATTGCAAGAGTAGTTGAGTCCGTATAGTATCACGGCGGAGAGCAGGGCGAGATGAACGAACAGAACGACTAAGACCTCCCTTCCCTTCAATCGCAAAGTTATCAACCTGATTATCACGCATAAATTTCAGAATATCGTCTGCACCCTTATTTTTCCTATCCTTGATATCCTTTATCTGCTTACGAAGTTCACGCTCCTGATCATCAAGAGCGATCCAGTGCTTAAGTGCTTCCTTTACTTTGTCCGTGTCTTGCGCATGGTCTTCCTCGGCCATTTAGCTTTATTATGTCTTCTCGTTGAAAATCGCTTGCCTCCACTTGCATTTAATACTTTTGAAAGGCGTTCAATTTTGCTAATAGCCTTCACCATTGGTGGACCCATGACAGGAATAGCGTTCACAACATGAACTGCTGCTTGTCCAAAATCGTCCTGTGTGAGAGATAGTGCCGCACCAGATAAAGCAGCTGGAACAGTGCCTATCATAGCTAAAGCTGCTCCGGGAGCACTAGCCAATTCTCCAATATTATTAGCGGTTGAAACACCAGTTTCAATTGCCGCGTGTGTGCTTGCCATTCCTAACTTTCCGAATGGCACATTATTTTCAATAGTTTGTTCAATACCAACAACACCATCTTGCACAGTATTCACAATTCCCGAAATGGGAGTAGGATCCCACGACTGAAGGTAAGAAATAGCGCTACGAACTGCTCCGTCGGTTACAGGATATTCTAACCCACCGTGCATTTTTAGTGCTTTCAAAAGAGCCTTTGCGGACTTCTCCGTAAAAATAGGCTTTTGGTGTTTCTTATCGTAAAATGCCGATTCCTGAATTTCTTCGGCAGTCTTGAAGTTCTTTCGTTTCAAATACCGAATAAGATTCAAGAGCTTGACTGTTCGTTCAGCCAAAAGAGTCTTGGAACTTCGCTTAATAACATTGTAAAGCTTGCGTTCTTTTTGAGAGAACGGTAAGTCTTCATAGACCCACACCATTATTTAATGCTTCTAAATTTACAATGGATGACGACAAGGGTCGAATCGCATCATGGAATTCTCAATTAGAAAAGATCATTGCAGCTGAAGGTGAACGATGTTTATGTTTTTCATGGTTACACGACCGATCGGAAAAACGATACTCGGCATTAACAAGTTATATTACTCTACCTTCAATTATACTTGCTACCTTATCTGGAAGCGCATCAATTGGTACAAATGGACGGTGTGATCAACCAACTGAACTTAATTTGAATACTTATATCGGAGTTTCAACTTTAGTTGTAGCAATGCTTACGACAATTTCAAGTTATTTCGCATGGGCAAAAAGATCTGAATCTCATCGTATTGCTGCGGTCTCGTACAAAAAAATGTATCGGTTTATTTTAGTTGAATTAGCTTTATCTCGTTCTGAACGAATGGCGGCTAAAGATATGTTAAAAGTTGTTCGCGACGAATGTCAACGAATGGAAGAGATTTCTCCACAAATACCCGATGCTATAATTTCCCAATTTAAGAAGAAGTTCGATAAGGGTACTCCCGAAATCACAAAACCCGAAATCACCAACGGTCTTGATCCAATTTATGTATACCCTTCAGATGCAGCATCTCCTTATATGACATCTAAACCAAGTAAGGCTGCATTAGATCTCATGGATCCGATATATAAAACACCAAGACCTGAAATTAGTATCCCTGTTGTACCGACAACCACGACTATTAAAATTTCCAGCGGCGATCACACTCCAAACAGTTTACGAAGGTCGTCATCGGTTCATCCGCCGACCGAGTCTGCATCTGATAATAATCACACTTAGATTTCTTCTTGCATACTGAGCACCATAGTATAATAGAAGCACTATCGTTCTTGGCATATAACTTCTTCTCGAGCTCAATGATCTTCTCAATAGACTCCTTCCAACGAGCAGGACACATATCCAAAGCCGACATTTCGGCAAATAGTTTAGGACTTATCTCCCCATTCTTCAGTAGAGAACACCAGTTCTCTTTATTTTGGACATACCCATCAAGTCCACGAAGGTTCTCATAGAGAGAAATTGCACGGCTACGGTACATATTCCAGAAAATACGGTTGGACCAATCGACTTCCATATTTTCTTTGATTGCTTGGTCACTGACAACATGAAGCATACTATCTTCAAGCTGGGTAGCAAGTTCGTGATCGCCCAGAAGTTCCTCAAAATTCTCAATCGCCTTATCGCGAAGAGGAGATTGTACAAACACATTCTTAGATCGTGAATGAATAGGTTTTGTGATATTGGCAGGTTCGCGCTTCGTATCTTCGGGCTCATCATCGTCGTCAACAACATCGTCATCCTCAGCGTCAGCATCTCCATCGGCATCAATCTCGGCATCTTCTTCATCTTCTGCATCCTCAACTGCAAAAGTCCACTCTTGGTAAAGTGTCTCGTAATCCGATGACTTCAAGTTAGTGTATGCATTGATATGAGGATCGTAAGTATCCTGATCTTCATTTGATGATGCGAGAATCACAATATTTCCAGAATAAGTTTCCTCATCGAACGGCGATGGAAGCATATGAGCATTCTCATCAGTATCTGATGAATACGCGAATACTGATAGCCATCGATCATCCTTTACTGGATCCTGAATCTTACCCTGAAATTGAATATCGGTGTTCTTGAACTTCTTACGAATCCATTCAAGAACATCGGCAGTTTTTGCAGGAATTGTAATATCTGAAATACTTCCATTTGTAGAAATTGAAACTCCGTATACCATCCTTAATGGATAAGGCAATAGAACATGTAAGTTCGTTTTGGAAAATGGATTTTTTCAGGAGACTTAATTAAGTGTCAACCATGTCAACTTATATTCCTCCACACAAGCGCAATCAGCCTAAGACCATGGCTGTGATAAAGCCTACCCCAGAAGTAAATCAAAAGGATTTTGTTCCTTTATCATTGAATGAACCAAAGACTGTATCCAAGGTTGACTGGAAGTCAGTAAATTTTGAGGATATACGTAATACAGAAGTACCTTTTCCTCCGGCTCCATCAGCTTCTATCCCAATTCGCAGACAGCCAGAGCGTATACTGGAAAATGATGAGTATTCTGAAAGTTCGAATAATTCTGTTGTTGATGGAGTTAAGCATACAGGTCCAGTAAGCGATGGATGGACTTTAGTAGAGAAGAAGATTAAGCCTAAGCGCGATAAGGTGCAGGAGGCTCTAGATAATGGCGACGCTCCTCTTTCAGATGAAGAAGAGGAACAAAGTTATTGGGATGATCAGCCTGAAGAGTACGAGACTTACTGGGACCGTAAGCCTTAAACAGATGCCGAAGTTATAGGAAGCAAAACCTTATCAAGCCCAGCAAGTTTACGAAGGCGTGCAGCGATCCATTGAGCCGCTGTATTTAAACTCAACACGAATGAGATTTGGTCTGAATATAACCATGCAGCCCAAACTCCTAAGCCAAACGCCAGAATCATAAGAAGCATATCTACAAGTGTAATGTATCCATTAGCAGCTACCTGATTTGATGCCCAATCCTGTACATGTCCTAAAACAGTCTTTTTGTCTTTAGCAGATGTTGTGCCAAGAGGTGCTTGAACAACTGGCTTCGTTAAAGGCGTCTTCTGTCCTGCACGACGGCATTTCATGTAAGTCTTGTTATCGTGAGGCATGGGACCACCAGGTAACTGCTCAACATCATTGTAAAAGATTTCACGATCACCTAAGCCTTGAATAGGGCGCGATCCTGGAGCAACATTTTTCACAAGTAAAGCAAAATCGTTTGAATCAATATTGATCATGGACTTGAATACTACCCACTTAGTGGGATCGCATCCCGGAGTGACCAACGAACCGTCGTAAACATAGTATGAGCCGGCAGGAGGAACCATTTGAAACAGTCCCCAGTTCTCCCCCAAGTTTACAGGTGTGGATGATACACTCGGGTTACCGTAAGGAATGAAAGCATTGAAAAAGGAAGATGCAGCTGTTTGGTTGGGGTTGACGCGAACGAGCGTACTTACACAAAGATTACCACCGGTAGGGCTTGTGAACATGGCAATCACTTCAACATCTGCCTGAATGTTCTCGATAGTATGATGACTGGGGTGGTTAACTAAAAGTGCTTGGCAAGTGTATCCTTCTCCATTGAACTTGCAGGAACCTAGCCCAGCTGTATTTTGCAGCACCATTCCCTCATTAGAAATGGCGACGGTAGCTTGGGGGACATATACATCATCAAACACAAGTTCGCAAAGTAGGTCACAAGGTTTGGCTGCCGCCTGAGATAAGTTAATAGGGCTCTGATTAGCTCCTGAGCAATTGCCTCCCCACGAGGCACTTGAGCTATACAGACTCATTTGTAGTTTGGCATGATTTTGTATCTTGAATATAATCAATGGGAATCCTGACAGATAATAGTGCACTAAATGCTTGGATTATTGTGGGTCTTGCAGTAGCTACTGCTGCGGTTCTTGGAACTACTGGATTCTTAGGACTTAAGGCTTATCAATTTCTAGCAGGATTAGGAGTTCCTCAATCTGGAACTAAATTAATTTACTATATTCCCGTAGCTCTTCTTGCGTTCGGAGCGATTGCGGACATTATCTCTCAAACTTTCAAGTTTTCAATTGGAAGTTTAGTTGGAATTGTGGCGATGATTGCTAATGGTCTTGTGGGAATGGGAATTCCAAAAGGAACTGTAACCGGAGTAGTTCAATCAGTCGCTGCTGCCCCTGCAGCGGTAGCTCAAGCAGCTACTCAAGCCGCCGAAACAGTAGCTGATACAGTTACAGACGGAAGTTTTAAGATACCTGCAGTAGGAGAAGTTGCATCATGGTTACCAGATGTTCCATATGCTGCACCACCGCCACCTCCTCTACCTCGCACAGGAGGAGATGCAATTTCAAATGCAGCACTGTGTTCATTCCCTGGATTGGAAAAATTTGATAATAAATGGGCTCCTCAGAATATCCTAGTCACAACTGCCATAATGTTTTATTACATGATCGGAGAATGGGAATCGGGAAATGCTAATCGCACTATAGCTCCCGGCGTTGCTCTTTTGGCGACTGTTCTGGGACAAATTGGAGTGAGGTATACTGCAGGATGTTTGGATCCCATATGGTCGCCAGCTGTATCAATTGTAGCTGGAGCCGCATTTGGAATTGGAGGATACCATGTCGTAAAAGCTGTATCTGGAAGTTCGGCTCCATTCATTCAGAATCAGACAGATAAAACGACTCCTGGAGGATTTAGTTCAGTAGAAGGACCTCCAACGGATGCCACAAAACCAGCCGACGGTAGCAAATGTGCAGAAGCTAGCGGCGATGATTTTGTTTGCGACTTGTACAAAAATGGTGAACTGATCACCACAACTGTTTCTAGCTAATTTACTGAGGTAATTGAGACACAGCCTTAATTGCTCCACGAATCATACGATGATAAGCCATCATATCTGTTCCTGCAGCTCGCTGCCCACCCAAAACTTTACCCTTATTATCACGAACCTCAATAATAATTGTAGGAACAACTTTTACATTATGCACAATGGCATACCCTTCTGTATCGTTGTGCGTATTGACAGAAATCCACTTCACTTCAGGAAAATCCTTCTTTAGCTGCTCTATGGCAGGCTTAATATGCTGACATGGCATGCATGTAGGTGACCAGAAATGATAGGCGCGAATACTCATTCTTCTTTTACTATTGTAGCTCCCTCGGTAATTAAATGGTTGGCTGAAACGAGGCGGTAGCTTGTAGAACGATGTAGCTTCTGCTTGACAAGCTCGAACCCCTGCTTCTTTACAGTCTTCGTCAGGGCTTGCAGAAGAGCGGTCGTGACAGCAGCCTTATCGAGCTTATCCACATTCGCATGGCACCACTTTGCAAGATCAGACTCCGAGACTGGTGGACCCATGAGCCAAATTGGTAGACCTTCAATTGGAACAGCAGTATTGCTGGTAATAACCTTGACTTCTTCGGTTGCTGTAGGATCAAGAATACGAACAGCCATACGATCTACCTTAGCATTATTCACACTCTTGTAATCATCTCCGCCCGTATGTGCATCTACATGCGTAATGATGAATGAATTGAACTTTGATAGCTTGGTGGAAGTATACTCGATCAGATCACGATGGCATACTGGCTTATTCTGCTTCGTCTTCCATTCGTTCGCTAGCCATGCAGGAAGCCAAGTTGTTAGACAATCCTTAGAATACTGAGAATCCGTGAAGATATGAACATCAACTTCGAATCCAAAATTCTTCTCGATAATATCGACTGAACGAAGAATCGCGCGAAGTTCGCCGCGCTGATTGGTATGGGGTTCGTTATCGCCTAGTGGACCCGCCTCACTTAAAGATTCGTTCTCAGGGAAGAAGACAGCCCATGATCCACGGGCTTTCTTCTGACCATTGTTTGAGCATGCTCCATCTGTAAATACATTGATAACTACCATTTACTTGATTAAAGGATTATGGATGTAAGTAGGAATCCGTTTTGTAATACATCGGCTCATAATAGCCGATTGAATATTGGTTGGGTCTTCAACATGAAACCAAACTCTGCACTTGAACGACCTTTGTTCTAGCGATCGTCGGAGCATTTGTTGACACGAATAAGTTAGGAACTCCGCGTGTAAAATAAGCAAAATACGGAAGCGAGTAGACTGTTTCACAGAAACTTGTGAAATCCAGTTGTCGAACCATGGAGCAAAATTATCAACTGAGTTTAGTTCGGCTGCATCAACTTCCGAGAACTCACATTGAGAAGCGTATTTTTCCTTGTACTCGTTCCATATTTTTTGTGTCTCACGATCATTCAGGGGTTCAAATAAAAAGTAATGTGGAGGTGGAAACAACATTGTTTCTCTTAACTACTCCTGTTTATACCTCTGGCTTGGGAGCCAAAATCTTCTTAATTGGGATATCCGTTGATACAATATAGAGGCTGTTTTCGGTGGCAATAATGTAGCAAGACTCGCACTTAAAAACCGACTGAATCGTTGAAGTGTACTCGGAATCGGACTTTACGAGGTACTTGGTGGTCTCCTGTACACCAATGCAGCACTTCTTATCTACGCTATCCTGAAAGTAATCGAGATAGATAGGCTTATCCTCCGCAATACTAACCTGAGCGGCACGAAGTAGGACACTGGCTGGGGGCACAGACATTTGTTCTAACACTTTGTTTGAACTTGAATCTACTGAACGCATTTGAGTGTATCTTCCAACTTGAATCGCGAACGCATATTCAAACTTGGCAGTTCGGCACGGGGAATTTCAAGAATAGACTGTATAATTCCTTGCATTAGAGCACGAAGTCCTGCCGCAGTTGCTGGAAGAATCTTAGCGGTCTCAAACAGAAAGTCAATATACTGAGTCACATTCTCTTCGTTCTGTTCTTCCTTTGGCTGCTTTGCCATAACTGCCAGATCGGCAGATACATGCGTCATGCATTCACCTACCATCTGTTCACTAACTAGTTCACGAACAAATAACTGAGTCACAAACTTCGCATACCCACGACGCTTATCCTTGAGTTTCATCCATTCAATAACTTTTTCAGAATATCCGATCTCATCTGACTGAGGATAAGTTAGGGTTTCAGTCATATTGTAAAGCTTTGGGAACATCTCAGTTTGAACAAGCAGATCGCTCTTTATATCAGGGATTTCACCTGCCAGTTTCTTTGCACAGTCAGCCATAAGTACTGCATAACTTGATTGGGAAATAGCTACATCAAACAGAAGAGTGGTCACACGAAGACGGAAGACTTCGTCGCGCTTCTGAATATTTTGTATTATCTTCTCCGATAGCTTATCCAGCGTCTTCACTGAAATCTTATTAAGGGATCCAAACACTTCAGAGTACTCGGGGTCGTCGCGCTCCTTGACACGGCGAACGGTTTCTACTAGAATGTTCTCGCGCCAGTTATCTGGCTGAGCAGCCTTCTTTTGATTATAGCCTCCCTTTGGAGCTGGACGGAACGGCGGCTTGAATGGAACTGGAGTAATGCGCAGGCTCGCAATATTATCCTGAACAATCTTCGGCAGCGGCAACTTGGGTCCAAAACGAACCCCATAAACTTGTTCAGATGTGAGGCTCATTATCATTGTTACTCATATTTCCTTTGTATGAAAAACGAATCCATTTTAAGTATATTTGTTTAGTAAGAGAAATGGGGTCAGAAGTAGCTACCACAAAGTTCCAATATACTTGGATTTTGTGGTATCATGATCCAAACAACAAGGATTACTCAATGGAGGGTTACCTAAAATTCGTAGATATATCCACGCCCCAGCAATTCTGGACGGTAGTGGACTCAATTTCAAAAGAGGCGTGGGAGTCGGGGATGTTCTTCTTCATGCGCCGAGGGTTCAAGCCAGTATGGGATGTTCCTGAAAATGAAGCTGGCGGAGCATGGTCAAAGAAGATTGATGGTGATTTAGCTTACAATACATTTGTAGATATGATGATTCAGTGTGCTACAAATGAACTTATGATTCACCGGAAAGAAACGCTTGTTGGAGTCACTATTTCCCCAAAGGGTCCTTTCTCTATCATCAAGATCTGGAATAGTACGACCACAGTTTCAGATAAGGCATACTTAAATCCTAGGATGGCTCACTTCAAAGTGAGTGATGATGTCACGTACACTCCTCATAAAGCAAGACCTAAGTAGTAATAATGCAGATTGTTATTGATGGACCAGTTGTAGAAAAATTAGAAAACTATACAAGAAATATTATCAGTTTTTTGTATGGCTGGATTTCTACTGATGGAGAAGTTTTGGGATATATTTTGGGAGTTGTTCACTTTGTTGTGAGTATGACCATTATTGTTATGATAGTTGTATCTCATACATTGTATCCTGCATTTTGGTTTCAAGTAGGTGTGTTTTTATGTTTACTTGTGATATGGTTACAACACATTTTCCTGAAAGTTTGTATTTCCATCGTAGCAGAACAAAAACTCACAAACAGCGAACCTCCATTTTTTCAAATTATTCGTAATATTATTGGAATAAGTCCATCTGAATTCAGTACATATTTTGTTATTGCCGAGACAATGGCAGTTGGATGTTTTGGACTAGAGATCGTCTCTAAAATATCGGTTTATATTCATGAGTTTTATGGAATGAACTTATAATGCGGGAGCTGTTCACCGACAGATGGAATTCCTTTTGGCATTTCATCTTTGGGTTTTTAGGATCTTATTATAGACCCGTGCTGGATGTGTTTATAACATACCAAATGGTAGATCCGCTTGAAAAGAACATGTTAATTGATATTTTTGAAGGAATGATTGGGTTTATTACTGGACTCTACATAAAATATGTCATGTAATATAATATTCTATTTGCTATTATTCAAATGCATATTGCTTTAGCATTCTGGGGATTAACTCGTAGTTTAACTTATACATATCCTACTATACAAAAACATATATTGAATGTTTTGAAGAAGCATAATATTACATACACAACATTTATGCACACATACTATCTTTCAACGCCTTATTCAAATCCCCGTAATAATGAACACAATATTCATCTGGATAATGATGAATATAAAATTTTAAATGCGGACTATATTCATCGTGAAGATCAGAATGATGTAAGAAATTCATTAAATCTAGAGACCTATCGAACACATCCCGATCCATGGAATACACAGTATAACACTCTTGATAATTTTGTTATAGCGATGTATTCTAAACAAAAAGTTGCCCAATTAATTAAAAATAGTGGTAAATCATTTGATTATGTTATTTTTCTCAGACCAGATGTTCAGTATGTAAATGATCTCAACCTAGAATGGTTTCAACTTACATCAAATACTCAAATTTGTGTTCCCGAATTTCATTGTTATACTTTTAAATTTAATGATCGGTTTGCTATATCAACACAAGAGAACGCATATCATATTGGCGATGCATTTTACTCGATGTTGGAGTATAGTAAACAGTTACCACTTCATTCAGAAACATTTCACTACAATTATACTACTAGTGTTCTGAATCTGACAGTTCATTATATTCCTTTTTATTTTAATAGAGTTCGAGCAAACGGTCAAATAAACAATGATGTTTCAAACTATTTAAACTGATTGCGGCATGAGGCACAGCTTGACCTCACCTAGATTTGCAACAACATACCGAATCATGAGAAACCAATCGTTCTTCATGTGAATTTCCAAATTGTTACACAGGTTCGTGCACTTGGTGAACAGAACTAGATGGGGTAGCGAGAAGTTACCTGTAACAATCTCGTTCGTCTCCTTCTTCTGAATAGAAAACTCATTCTCTGAATCTCCCATGATAGTCGTACGAGACGCAAAGTGACCCTTGCATCCGAAAGTTAGGCTTGAAGATACATTCTTGATTTCTACCGTCTTAGCACCAAGTAGAGTCATATCACGGCATATCTTCTGAAAATCTAAAGACGGCATCGTAATATGGGTAGAAAACTCGGTCTCGGGTAGAGAAATATCGGGCTCATCGCGGTCTAGCAAATTTAGCTTGTAGCGGGTCACCTGCTTCTTCTCACCGTCCTCCAGTAGAATGCCGAGAGTATTAGGATCAGCCTGATCTACATAGAAAGTTACTGTATCGTCATTTGTGGCAGTACGAATGATACGGTGCAGGTGGTCAGTGTTAATACCAATCACAAACTTGGACGATGAGTTATTGTAAGAAAACTTCTCGAACTTGTCAGCATGTAGGCGCAAATGGACGAGAACCGTGCGAGTATTGTCCATGGCTACCATACGAATACCGTTAGAATCAAAAATGAGACTCATTTCTACGAGAATACACTTAAGAGCCTCGGTAAGAGTACGAACAGCGCCAGTCTGTACAGTCTTTGCCTCAACAATAAAGTCCGGCATTTTCTTGATTAAGTTTGGTTCGTTTAAAACACTTTTGGACCAGCTTGGATTCAAAGTCCGCTGTTATACTACAAGTCCAATTCTACTAGTTAGTATCTATTAAAATCAGATTTTTTGTGTAGACGCCGCTACGGCGATGCACTACAAATATACTCCATCCATTCTTGGCAATACTTTCCATTTGTCGCATAATGTATCCGTATCCTGGAATAGGTAGTTTGGATTTCATATGAAGAAGAAAAGATAGGATTTCGGGGTCTTGGTGTTTAGGATTCATAAATCCCGAATCTCCAGGAACATCGTGACGGGCAAGCATATCCCATCCATTTGGAACATCCGATATTGTGTGATATGCATCAGCCAATAGCGGTATTTCGTATTCATTGAAGTTTAACCCTTGAAAATACCCTTCTCGTATCGTCATTTATTCATCCTCCTCTTTTTTATCATCATTTCCATTTCCGCACATAGCTCCGCCACGAATGCTCCGCTTAACGCTGACAATGCGACCGTACTTGTTCTGCTTTAGGTCTTTGCGTGTAAGACCTCCCGGAGTTTTCTCAGCAGTTCCATTCCATACCTTACGGCGACTGCCGATCTTGCGCTGGGTCTTGTTGGAGGGCATTATTAGTTAGTATACCAGACTTTATTCGTTAAGCGTACTGTCCAATATGTCGAACACTCCTTGATGATTTTTTGAGTTTTCGGCGGATGAGAATTCAAAAATAGTTTTGAAAAATTATATTTCTGATCAAGCATTTCAGAATACTTCTTCTCTAAATATGCAGGTGTAATTTCAGAGTAATCGTAAGTGTACAGAATAGGACATCCTTCATAATTGTACTTTATGTGCGGGTTATGTTCCACTATCGGAATACACCCAGCCATTAAAGCTTCATAATGACGATGACAATCTACTCCATTACCTTCTGGCGAAATCACAAATTTGTAAGTAGGTAATGTCACAAAATACTGATCGCCACCAACCACTGTATTCGTAATACCGTTTCGAGCAAGAACTTGTAAAGCGGTACTTCGTGAAGTTTTTCGAAGTTTATTTCGTGAATTGTGATCAGTATGAGGTCGAATCGCACACAGAACTAAATTATCATGAGATCCAATTTGGGTTTCCTTCTTCCAGTTATCGTGAAGAAGGTACTGATAACTCATTCCAATAGGAAACGGTTGTTGCCCGTCTCGTCCATCAAGAGTTGAAGCCTGAACAATTAAATCTTTCTTTTCTTTTTGCATAGTTTGCCACTCCCGTAAAGTATACATTATTCCCTGTATATATTTACGGATTAAATATCAAGTTGATAGTATGAAATCTGTTAGTTTTATGAATTCCGTGAAAAAGGCAACACCAATCGAAGTACCGCCTCTACATAAGTATTCGATTTATAAAGATGATATATACGGTCCGGTTCATACACACCGAGTTTATAAGATTCCAACATTTGAAAAAATAACTACTACTACAAGTATTTCAAGTGTGTCTTTAAATAAATTAGAAGCTGTTTTTATATGCATTACAGTTAAAGAAATTGAAAGCCCAAGTTTTGATAGTTTTATAGAGAATATGGTAAGTACAATTGAAGAAAAACTTGAATTAGATTGTGTTTTAGTACTGAATAAGTTCTATACAACAGTAAAAGATAAACTCAAAAAGTTTGTTAGTATTGCATCTGAAAAATTCAATTTTGTAGAGATCATTAACCTAAATATACATCCTCTCGACGATATATACATACAGAGTTCAGAAAGAGATAACATTAAAACTCTACCAAAGTACGGGTCTACATCCGGTCCAAATATCATGTTTTTGAAATCGATGCAATACGCATCAAAATACAATACCGTTCTCTTACTTGAATCTGATTGCACTTTAAGTCAAAATTGGGCAGTAGCGTGTACAAATTATGTAAAATATTGTGGATCCTTCTTAATTTCTGGAGCATCTTATGATGGTAGTATGCAAATACCAATCCATGATAAGAGTATGTTCTTTCACATTAACGGTGTAGCGTTTTATAAAACTGGTGATCCAGTCTTCAAAAATTTACTTGGGCATCTTGATTCGTATATTTTAAAATTAGTTCCTGATTATGGTCATGTAGCTTACGACTTAGCTGTTACTGAAATGATTTTTGATATGTTGAGTTCAGATAAATCAAACTATGACTTTTGGAGATATATGTACCGAAACATAACAAGAAATACTCTTATAATCAATGCATCTACACCGATAGATAAAGATACACCTCTTTACAGGTTTTATGACAAGTTCCCAGCATGTGTTATTCTTCACAAGAAAACTTAAGCATTCAGAATAGCTTCACGCTTTTTCTTATCTTCAGGACTCAGCCCACCCCATGACCATGATTTGAGTATAGTTAAATTAATACACTTGTCAAAAGTAGAATTAAATACTTTTGAGTATTCTGTACGGTCAAAATGGTGTATGAATGATCCATAAACATTAAACTCACTTGCTGTTGGCATATCGTATTTAACGAAGTAATCCCATATATTTGAAACATGGTGATTGTCTTTGATCATTTTTGTTAGTGCAAGTGTTGTATCGCGCTGTAGAATAAATCCGGTAATACACATAGCTTCATATTCAGTATTTAATCCAAGAACGAAGTCGGTAGACGATTTCCAACAAATACCAGATCCAGCTCGAGCCCAATCGCGGTAATACCATATAAATTTTCCATTCTTCTTAAAACTATCTGGTGTTGTGGGAACAGTAAGCATCTCATCGCTATCCATGATTAATATAGAGTCTGCATCGGTATAATTGTACCAAGTGAGTTTAATATACTGTTGGAACAGGTACCCTATTCCATGCTCAACAACGGTAGGACTCTTTGCAGGAATATCGACATAATAAACTTTACAATTTGGTATCAAGTATGTATCGGGAATCTTATGCCCATCATTATCAGATACAATAATCACATTACGAAATCCAGATGCATACTTTTGAATACTTTTTAAGCAGTATTCTAACCATACAAAATCATTATGGTATGTCTTAATAAATATATCCATTGTATTATTAGAATATTATAAAGTCTTCGGTGTCAACGAACTTATAGTCAATTTTAGGATGTTTTACAAATACAACATCTGGCATTCCTAGAACTAATTCGTCGCTTATAGTACATGAAAACTTAAGATTGTATAAATCAATGTCTTTTTGAATTATAGGTAACTCATTTCCCTCGATAAAATTATATTTATCCATTTCAGTAAAAAAACTAGCAGGTAAATGAATACCCATTTTTAGTGCCAGATATTTGAAAAGAAGTAACATCACTACTCTTGTTGGATGATTGAATGTGCTGAACAACTTGATCTTGGTTATATTCCGTTCTATAAATTCTGCTACCTTTTCATATCCAAAAACTTTTAATTTGTTAAGAATATGTTCTTTAGACTTATGAAAATAGCCTCCAACTTCATGTATTGGTATCTTGAAAACTCTGGTGATTTCATAATGAAACATCCTTAATTCAATGTTCGGGATAGGAAATATTAGTTTATTCTTAACATCAAAATGTTTAAAAAAGTTTTGTTCTAAATGTTCATATGTATTCAAAATTCCAAACCGTTCAATACTTTCACAAATGATAATGTCTGTTTTATCAAGTATTTTAAGTATAACATCTCGTGGTAAAAATTTTCGTAACTCCTCAGTGCTCCAATGAGGAACATATAGGATATATATATTTCGTTTCAAGTGTGGAATGTTCAAATTATTGAAATAGAAGGCGAGTTGAACTGTCCTACATGACCCAATGAATAATAAATTCTTATCAGTTTTGTTATCATATAACATAAATGTTTTGCTTTTAGAATTGACATGTTCAACATCAGATAACACTTTTATTTCTGGTAAAGGTTTATTAGTATTCAATATTGGATTATGTATAGTCTGATCAAACATCATTTATATTAAGCCCCATGAATAAATAGTCACAATGAGACATTTTCATATACTGAGTGTAACCTAAATCTTCTATCAATTGGAATACATCATTCTTGGTAGGAGAAAAATCGTGGATTTCAATAAATAAAAAAGGTTTATCTCTATTCATCAGTTCTTTCATTCCTAGAAGAGCTTCGTATTCATGACCTTCCACATCTATCTTTACATAACCAACATTCGAAATGTTAAGATCGTCAATACGTTTACATTCAATTGTTATTCCCTTTACTCCTTCCTGTTCCTCACATATAGCAAACCCTCCATGATTTTTCTTTGACTCATAATCTACTGCCATAAATAGAGATGTGTTACTATTTGATACTCCTATATTGAGCGGGATAACATTATCACACTTATTCTTATTTAAGTTAGCTGATAGAATATCATACACTACTTTTTGAGGTTCAAATGCATAAACTGTTCCAGTTGTAAGATAATTTGAGTAAATAACTGAATGTACACCAATATTTGCACCAATATCCAGAATGTTCTTTTTGGGATTAATAAATTGTTTGAGGAAGGAAAGATAAAACTTTTCAAATAATATTCCTTGTCTTAACGAATCTGAAATAACCGTATCATTTGGATGCGTTTTAAAATAAAACTCATCTACCTTTATGTCATCGCTATTTATGTTTCGTGTTCCCCATTTATTGTTGATAACCTCACTGTAATACTTATGATGAATATAAGCGACATCTTCTTTTGTCATTAATAATTTCATACTTATTACTATTCCACAATTGAATTTCAGTATTGAAGCTCAATTGTGGTTTTTATTATGGTTGATTTTACGGTTAATACCAATACACAAGTAGTGTGCGTTTAGTTGGAGTACGCGAGTCCACCCATGCCTGACATGACGCGGAGGACGTTGTAGTTGAGCGCGTATACGCGTACCTGCGCCGTGCGGGCACCGACAACCGTGTTGAGTGAGACCGTGAGCTGGAGCGTGGCCTTATCGATACGGGAGAAGTTGCAGCTTCCAGAAGGCTGGTGCTCCTCGGGGCGTAGCGCGAAGGAGTAGACGTTGATGCCCGTGGAAGGTGAGCGGCTGTGGTGCTGGTAAGGCTGTACCTTGTCGAAGTAGGATCCCTCGCGCTCCGTGAAGCGGTCCTGTCCGTTGAGCTGGAGCTTGGCAACCTCGACTGGGTTCTTGCCCTCGCAGCGGACATCTGAGCCGAGAATGACCTTCGCGAGTAGGTAGTTGACGCCTGACTCGAACTCCGTGACACCCGCCGTGTCGTAGGACTCCGCGCCGATGAGCGTCGCGCCCTGGGATGGTCCCTGTCCGAGAGGTACCGTCGCGTTAGAGGGGCTCGCGTTCGTGACCGCCGACGCACCGTTGGACTGGGAGAGGAGTGATACAATCATGCCATCCGTTGAGAAGTCATCGGAGTAGTTGAAGGGCTGCGCACCGCCAACTGACGCGAGCCAGCCGGAGATTGAGCAGTCGACGAATGAGTCACGCTGTACTACCCACTGGAGCTCCTTGACGGGGTGGTTAAAGTTGAGCTGGATCTTGTTGGATGAGCTCGTGATGGACTCAGCACCCGTGTACTGTACCTGCTCAATGAGGTACTCGTGGGACTGCTGGGCGAAGCGGCGGCGCTCCTCCGTATCGAGGTAGACATAGTCGACATAGAGAGAGGCAGCGGCGAGGGACTGCGCGGGGCAGGCGACTGGTGAGCCAACCACGGACTCGGCGTACTGGCAGTTCTGCCATGTCTCGAAGTCTACATTGATGCGGACCTCGTGGTACTGGAGGGCGATTAGGGGGATCGCTACACCAGGGTTGCGGCAGAACCAGAACTGGAGGGGGATGTACAGCGTCTTGGCTGGCGTGCCCGCGCGGGATACGCAAGAGATCGTCGTCTCGGACGCTGCGCATGTCGCGTCTAGCGCAAGTCCGCGATTACGCTTCATTAGGACTAGGTCGTGCGTGTTGCCGATCATGGAGTCGAGTACCTTGACCGTACCGGCATCCGTTGATAGCTGCGTCCAGATCTGCATCCAGTCGCCGTACTGGCGGTCAATGCGCTGTCCGCCGATCTCGAGCTCGACCTGGTTAATTAGACGGTGACCGATGTAGTTGAGCCAGCGGAAGCCCGTGACGCCCGCAGGGGGCGAAGTCACGAGGTCAACCTCGGGTAGTACAACCTGTACATAGGTCTTGTACATTAGGTCGGCGTTACGGTTGATGACAGCCGTTACGCGCTTGTTGAAGTCCGCCTGTCCGTTGAAGGTAACCTCAATAGACTCTACGGCGAAGTTCGTGTGGCGCTTGTATAGAATCTTCCAGAATGTAATCTGGGGGTTGCCGGAGATGTAAATGTCCTGCGCACCATAGCTGACAAGCTGCATCAGACCACCTCCCATTTCGTGTTTATGATATACTGCACGAAAAAAAAATTGTAAAGACAAATGAACCTACTCCTCGTGCCGACCGCGAACCCTATCCTCAACACTTTCATTCGTTCAATCATCCTCATTTTAGTGATGATTTTTGGGTTTGGTCAAACCTTGTACACTGCTTACTGGGGAGCAGTCATCCACGATGCGATTTCGTTATGGCAAATTAGGAACATCGTTTGAGTCCCTAATTTGCCCCCTATGAGAATTGAACTCATGACCTTTCGCTTACAAGGCGAACGCACTACCACTGTGCTAAAAGGGCATTATCTTTATTGGGATAAGATTATTTAAATCAGTTTCCAGTGGATCCGAATCCACCCCCTCCGCGATTGTCTGGAGGCGCTGGAAGATCCGCAAGAGAATCTACCAAAATAACCTGATCGTATGGCAGCCAATTATGCTGAACGATCTGGAAAAGGCGACGACCTTCTGTAATCGTATAGTTTTGAATATTAGGGTCAAGGCAATCTACACGCGCAATAAGTTCACCGCGGTACCCAGCATCTGCTAGACCGATCTGATTTGACATACGAAGAGGAGTTAGGGAAGTAGATGAGCGGGCAAGAAGAAGGTATGGCGCGGGATTACCTTCCTTATCCAGTGCAGCTGCAATAACTCCAGTCTTCATTTCAATACCGAGATTGCACGGCAGACAGTAATTATTTGCACATCCAGCTCCAGGACATGAACATTGTGCAAAATCCAACACCTTATTCTGTGAAATCAGATCTACGCCCGAATCAGTTACGCGACGATTACGGACATGCTGGCGCTGAAGGTCGCGGTGATTGGGATCAATGACATAGAGGTACAGACTCATTTGTATACCTTACACCTTCTTCATGAAAGCGCTTATCGGCATAAAAGATACGATAACTAAACACATTCCCATAATCTGCATAACAATATTCAAAATCATTTCATTGAAGGGCACTCGCCCAAGAGCATAGCTGGCAAATGCTGCAAGAGGATTAAAGTATCCAGTTGTAATTCCTTGTGCAATGGTGAACATGGAAAAATATACAATTCCCATGACCACAGGATTGGCTTCAGTTAGGAGTTTGGCGTAAAGAATGGTCACAACTCCAAGTAATTCGATAAAGTACTTGTACATCTTAATATATATCACCAAAAATCATCACGCCCGTTTACTTTCTTGTTCATGATATCTGAATACGATTCCGATTGAACCATGAGTGAAGGAAGTATACAGAACCATTCGTCAACTTCCATCAGACGATGCCAGTATGTATCTACAGCATGTTTATCGTTGTTGCGGCTTTCTAAGAAAAGACCAAGTCCAGTCTTGAAGTTATCAAGTAGTGTTGGGTAATAGTCTTTATTCACCAAATAAGCATTGGCGGACAGTGATTTCAAAATACGCATGTTCCATGAACGGTACCATGGAGCACGGCATCCCAAAAGAATAACATCGTATGGCCGTGATACAAAATCCTCGAGTTTCTTGTAACTTTCTTCAAAGTTGTTCCATATTGAATCATCTTCAAGGATAAGAACATTCTTCCATCCGTTTGATATAGCGAGTTCGAGGGCGCCAATATGACTCTTTGAACATCCGAACGCACCAAACTCATCCTTGATCGCATCAAAACGCACGATCTTATCTGGTGAAAAATATGGTTCTAATTCCTTTTCAATTTGTTCACGACGGTCAGTTCGGTGATCTAAGTTTATATAGACAACCTTCTCAATAAACTCGAACATATTTTTCAATTATTTATAACGCACAAATTACTCAAATACCATGCGAGGTACAATATGCATTGCTTCTAATTCCTGTGACCAAAGCTTTACAGCGTAAGGAATAGTCTTCATCTCGAAATTTGTTTTGACTCCACAGCTTCCACAGTGATAAACATTCTCTGCAGGGTTCATGACTGCAAGAGTTCCACAAGTCTTACAGAAACCAGTCGTGAATGGATCAGACACATCCATCAGTCGTTCCTTGGTAAATAACGCAGCACCATGAGACAGCATACAATCACGCTCCATCTCTCCAACACGAAGACCACCATCGCGAGACCTACCCTCGCAAGGCTGGCGGGTGAGAGACACAATAGGTCCACGAGCACGGGAATGTTTCTTATCAATTACCATGTGCTTCAGGCGCTGGTAGAAAGTAGGACCCATAAAGATCTCGGCTTCCATCATTTCACCAGTCTGACCATTATACAGAATCTCGTTACCGTAAGGATGCATTCCAAGATCAAGTAGATGTTCCTTTAGAGTCGCAACTTTCAAATGCGAGTAAGGTGTACCATCCCCCAAAGTTCCACGCTCAACACAAATCTTGCCGTACATAGTCTCCATGAGCTGAGCAATCGTCATTCGAGATGGGACCGCATGAGGGTTCATGATAATGTCTGGACGAATACCTGAAGCTGTGAATGGCATATCTTCCTCATTCAGAATGATACCGCAAGTACCCTTCTGTCCGTGACGAGAGCTAACCTTATCTCCAATCTCGGGGACACGCTCAGAAACGACGCGTACCTTGACGAAAGGGTATCCATCAGAATTCTTATCGTTCCAAACTCCATCTACACGGCAAGTTTCAGAATTACGATGGCAAGTTGACGAGTCGCGGTAAGCGTACCCGTTTGGATCAGACTTCAAGCTCGTAACCTTTCCAATAATCACATCGTTTTCCTTGATGTATGAATTGAGTGCAGGCACGCCATTATCCTGAATCGCATGGTAAGCGCTCGTCTTGAATCCTCGCGTGTTCTCGCGACGAGGTTTCACGAACTTCTCTTCCTTTCCAGACGAAACATTACGATGCTCCTCATCTTTGTAGATCGTGTAATACAGAGTGCGGAACAAACCGCGGTTGACTGAAGCTTTGTTCAGAATAACTGAATCTTCCTGATTGTACCCACCGTAAATTCCAATAGCTACCATAACATTATCACCGCTCGGCATTTCGTGAGTATTCAGGACATTCATCATTCGAGTTTCGACGAATGGACGCATAGGACTGCACAAAATGTACCCGTTCTTATCGAGACGCTTAGCGTAATTGCGGGCGAAGATACCCATTGCTTGCTTACCCATAGCAGACTGGTAAGTGTTTCGTGGTGACTGGTTATGGTCAGATAGCGGAATAGATGATGCCATATGTCCAAGGATCAGTGTAGGGTGAATTTCACAGTGCGTATGTTCCTTCGTGAGTTCATTTGGAAACATCGCAACCTTAATAGTTTCAGACTCAGCCGGATCAACATATTCAATGCAAGTACGGACCCAATCATTCCAATCACGAGGATTTACGGGATGGGGTAGAGGTACACCGTTCTCTACGCGGAACAGAGGGCGCACGAATCGACCGCCATCGGTTTCAATGTTAATAATGTTCTGATAAATCTTCCAAGAAACGCCGGTGTGTGGATGTAGACGGAAACACATCTTAGCCTTCTTCAAATAAGTATAAATCTCGTGTGGAGTGTGAGTATATCCTACAATAACGCCGTTGACAATAATCATTGTTCCCTTATACCTCGCCATATTTGACAGATCGGTAATCCATTCCATCTTGTATGGCATATCTTCCAGAACAGTCAGGACAACAAGTGATGAAGTGTGCTGGCTAATTGAAGTGAGCATGGACATGCCTTTCACAATACCTACGGAATGACCCTCAGGAGTCTCTACAGGACACACATACCCCCAAGAAGTACCGTGAAGTTTACGAGGAGCCAAAAGCTTACCTGACTTTTCAACTGGTGTCTGAATACGGCGAAGATGACTGAGTGTAGCCGAATATGATAGACGGTTCAAAACTTGCGATACACCCACCTTCGTAGCCGTTGAAGCAGTTGAAGTGGTTCCAAGTCCCTGAACCGTAAAGTTACCCGTAGCTAGGGCTTGCTTCAGCTTTCCTTCAATGGTTGATACCTTCAGGATCTTGTAAAGATTATTGATGTTCATGACTTCAAGTGGACGAGGTACATCGCGCTTCTTCCAAGTATCGTTATTGACTTCGTGTACGAACTTCGAACGAATATCCTTACAAACCTTCTGGAACAGCTGGCGGAATAGGTGAGTGAGTAGCGCACCAGTCGTAACAACACGCTTGTTAGGATACGCGTCACGATCATCGATCTTCATTAGTCCCTGTTCAGTTAGAATGAGCTTTCGAATCACTAAAGCAGTAAGAATCATCTTACGAGACTCAATAATCTTAGATGCAGTTAGTGATGGAAGACGCTCTCCGCCAAACTTTACATGAGGAAGGTACTCGGTTTCCAAAAGTGAGCGAACATACCCCTTCTTATCCTCAGAAGTTGTTCCATACTGCAAATGATGGGTGAGGTACTCAACTGCATCTTCGCGCGTATATATCTTGATATCGGAACACTCCTTGAATGAAGCAGCGAGCATATCAAGATGCTTCTCATCGGGATTATCGCCCCAAATGAGTTGGGCGATTTCCTGATCTGATTCCAGTCCAAAAGCACGGAACAGAACCATCAAAGGAATATCTTCACGGAAACGAGGAACACATGCAGTGAGAGGGTACCCGAAGCCATTAAACTTTGAAGTAATACGAATCTCAAGCTTCTTTGGCGGAGTAGTAAACGATTCGTGAAGAGACTTCATTTCAGCCGAGAATCCAAACTTTGATGAAGTCTTTTTGTTGTAGAAGATCATGATCTGGTTATCAGCTACCTTCTCCTGACTCAGGATCGTGCGCTCAGAACCGTGAATGAGAAAGTACCCGAACGGATCGTAAGTGCACTCGCCAATCTCTTCTTTGGAAAGAGGATAGTCCTTCATGATACAGAGTGAAGACCCAAGCATCACTGGAATCTTGCCCAAAGATACACCCTCAAACACCTTAACTTCCTCTTCAAAAGTCGCGTAGGTGGGAGCCTTGTACGATCGAGCAGTAAACCGAATATCGCAAAACATCTGAGCCGAGTAAGTGAAATTGCGAGTACGAGCATCTTGGGGAAACATAGGCTTAATACGCCCACTTGCTTCCTGAATACGAGGCTTGATATAAGTCGTGTTCTCAAACGAGAGACGAAACTCATACTTGTACTTCTTTGTTGCCTCATCCTGCTCGTGCCAGACCACAATGGGAGCAGTAGAACAAACAATGAGGGGGAGCTTATTCCGAATAAAGTCCTCGAAAGACTCAATCTGATGCTCTACCAGCTTATGGACACCCTCATTCTTAAAATATGTCGAAATTGCATTCCACTCCATGGTAGTTGTTTGAGGATCGTTGTCCGTAAATCTATTTATTCGTTTTGTAATAAGGGATGATTATCACAAAAATTGGAGAGGATCCTAAGCCCACTATGGTTAAAAAAGTAAATACCATGAAAACTTATCCTAAAGGAGTTCTCAAACACAAGACGATTAAAGTAAAACCAGTATCTGATCCAGCAAAACCACCACCACTAAAGAAGAATATGCGTAAACATACGATTCGATTGATCACCGATAAAGGAGAGAACCGTCATCGGAAAACAATTAAGCGAAAGATATCTAGTATGTCAGATAAGCAAGTTGACGAACTTATTACCAAACACAAACTTCTGAAGAATGCGAATACACCTTCCAAACTCAAGCGGGAGATGCTGAAAGGCGCAATGTTGGCTGGATTCATTTCCAGCACATAAATAACTGGAATGACTGCAATCTGGGGTCCATTGGGTTGGTTAACTCTTCATTCTATCTCTGTGAATTATCCCGAAATTCCAAAGGCGGAAGATAAGGCTATAGTTAAGAAATTTATGGATTTATTTGCTGAAACTATATCGTGTCCAAGCTGCAAGAACCATTTTACAGATATATACCGTTCCTATACGACTAATACACCAAATTGGGCAGATAGTAGGTACAATTTATACTTATTTGTAGTTCGTGCACACAATACTGTAAATAAACGTATTGATAAACCCCGACCTTCAACTGTAGCTGAATCGCTAACTATGCTTCAAATGGCTACTAAACTCAAAAAACCTTCCGAATATCGAAACAGTTATATTAAATACTTATTGAATAACTGGGCTCGTGAAGGTGGAGGAGAAGGAATGATCCAAACGCGTAATGTACGGGAAATGCAAAAAATTAATGAGCAGTACTGGAATCTTCGTGAAACTCCATTTGATAACTTACGATTTCCCGAAAGCGATATTCTTACACCTATTGTCAGCACACCACGATTTGAGCGCGCATATTACCTTCCATCTCCTCCCAATCCAACAGTAGGAAACTCAAGTCTTCACATAACTCCATTGGGACAACCGCCATCTGTGGGTTTTAAATTCAAAGGGGGACGATTTTCGTTAGCGAAGTAGCTGGATTCCACGGAAGTGAAATTCGGGGTTTCATTTCCCAATCGTGTCGTTTCATCCAAGGATTACGCGTTTCAGAATGAAGTTCATCAGGATACTTCACAAACTTTCGGGCTTTACGCAAAGAACTCTTTGGCATAATAAACTGTAACTGATCAACAACAGTGAAAGTGAGTGTGCTTTCAGGAATACTGTTTGTTTCTGTATATTTTACAATATCAGATACGAGTGGCGCATCAGCGTAAGGATATACCCAATCCCAATTAATAGGCGAACTTTCAATGAAGTAATCCATAGTCCAATGAAAAGTTTTCCAATACGCTTCAACTACTGGTTTCATGTTGTAAACTCCGTCCAAAATATGAAGTCCATACTTTCGTGAAAACTGTGTTTGATCCCTTCCCAAAACACCCTTTTCTTCAGGTCGTTTCCGTAAATTAATGCGCTCCTTGTACACTCCCATTTCGCGAGATGCTGCAAGTTTCAAAAACTTTGAACGACCTTTTGGAGTATACAAATCAGGCTTTCCGGCTTCAGTATACAGATGCATCGCGCGATCATACCCATCTTCGCGCAAAGAAAACATGCCTAAATTCGGCATGAAATCATTGCCGAAACACATAATTGAAAGAGCAATATACTGAGGAAGTTCAAGTGGAATTTCACGAGCAAGTCCCCAAATATCTAAAGTCGCAAACTCTGCGGCTTTTAGTGAAGGATCATTAAACTCCGCACTTTCACGAAGAAGTGTCATTCCTCCGGGTTTGGAGAGTTCGCGGTTTTGAAGACAAATTAGGATAAGGTCAGCATCCAACCCATAAATACAAATCGTTTGACGCTGCGATTGGGGAATACGATCCAGTTCGAGCATTAGTTTATGCTCTCCTTCACCCGACTCAGCAGTCCGAGACAGAATGGCATTCGGAAACTTGGCAGCCATAGCATTTTCAAGCTCGATCATATAAGGCGTTCCAGGGGAAATCTGGTTACGATCAAAAGTTCCAGTTTGAGCCTCATCCTTAATACGCATACGACGGTACCGCTGCTGGACAATCTTGGCATAAGGAACTAAGCCATCAAGGGCAATAATCACAATTTTTGCGCGGCATACATTCTTCAATATGTAATCGAATGCTTCGACCACAGATTGAATAGGGTCTTCATCTTTCAGGTATCGATGAATCAAACAGTTAAAATCTACGCCAAGAACATCCACTTCTTTGGGAGTTCCTCGCTTGACTGCATCTGTAATTCCACGATGAGACTTAATTAAACTTGCAAAATAAAAGGGAATACCCATACCTCTATATATTGTATTCACGCACTGCGTAAGCTGCTAAACGCCTTAATTAGATTTTCCCTAGCATAAATACCAGCCTCCATTCCCTTGTACATACCAAGAACGGTGGTATTCAACATGTTCGCCAGATCTTCATCCGTAGGACCCACACGAGCTTTAATGAGCTTATCGGTATCTGCCTCTGTCAACTTTCCTGCTGGAGTATTTGGAACAGGTGGAAGTTCTTTAGGTCCATTCTTAGCTAATGATGGGAGATCGTGATCAAATGTTTCATTCGCCATTGGCTCGTCCTTAGCACCATTACCTGTCTTGCCGCCACTGATCCACTGCCCTTCCGGAACCTCGTCTATTCGAAGACCATGGATCTCATTCGTCTCAGCAGGCTGAGCCCAGTTTGGATCGAGAGGATCTGGTTTGAAGGTATGTTCGGCAACTTCATCCATAGCGTTCAACCTAGCATCTTCCATCTGAATATCGGCAACAGCACGCTCACTTTCGTATTCCATTAGCCTTTCCAATATTAGAATGTTTAAACCCTGTGTTTCTTGCTACGACGGAGTTTACGCTTATGTCTGCGAGTCCTACCAGCCTTAAAATAAGATCCCCGACGAGCGTTATGTAACTTTTCTTCCTTTTTCACTAACATGTCCGAAATCATTGGATCATTGTTACCCTTTACATTCTTAGCATACCGTAATACCGCGACTTCATTTGATAACCCTTTCGTAGCATTCTTTAAGGCAGATTTAGTTGCCGCCTCTTCTTCTGGCGTTAGCTTTAAAGCCGATACTTTTCCAGGTCCAGCAGGTGCGTCGGTGTCGATTGTAAGACCTGCTGGCATTATTTATTTACATGTTCATTTTTTGATACAAATGGTGTTTACTATAAATAAATGTGGTGGCTTATTATTTTAGGTGTACTGGCAGCTGTGATCTACGGGTATTCTATCAGTTCAAGCATTAAGGTTGCAGGAAAGCCAGGATGTTCTTCTTGCCCAAAACAACAAGCTGAAAATACGCAAGGTTAGGACTTAGAGAATATATGTCCTTTATTAATAAAATGTCTGATCCTTCTGCCACAGTCCCTCCTCTGCCTGCTTCAACGAGCGTATCCCCTGCGGCGGCGGTTGCGGCTACAGTCTCCCCTGTTGATGTAGACCTAAAGGATCCAGTCCAGCTCCTTGCATTTTCCCTAAAGGTTGTGAAGGAGGTCAAGCTGCTAGGTGATCTATCTGATGCCGATAAGGCTAAGCTCGTTGTAGGCGCGGTAAAGACGGCTGTCAGCAGCTCTGATCTAGCCGATGCCGATAAGGTTGTTGCGCTAGCATGGTGCGATGCTGCTCTACCCCATGTAGTTGCGGCTGTAGCCCTTGTTGAAGCCGAACTCAAGAAGGTAGATGTTGTAGCTGTAGCTGTAGCTGCCAAGAAGTGCTGCCCAGCTGCTCCTCCCAAGAAGGTTGTACCTGAACCTGCCAAGAAGTGCTGCCCAAGCTTTTTCACGAAGAAGGTATAAATAAATGTCTTGTTCTGCCCAAGAAGGAGGAAGCGGAATTACACAAATAGCTGCGAATCATGTTCCGTCTATCATCGGTATGGGCGGTCGTCGTACTCATCGTACAAAGTGGCAGAAGAAACACGGACCAGGTATTGGTCCTCTAAAGGAAGGCAAGCTCGTGCGCTTAGGGTATGCTGCTACTAAGGGGAAGACGGCTCGTCACCGTGCACTAAAGAAAGCGGTAAAGCGTTACGGAGCTCTATCAACTTTTCGTAAGCTGAACGCTGCTTCAACTTACACGAAGCGTACATCGAAGGGTCGGTCCCGTACATTCAAGGCCGATCGCAATTGGGTGAAGAAATCCTATATGTAAATATAAATGGATATCGTGAGCGCTCTACTATCTACTCTATTATTCGCAGCGTTCGTTCCGGGAGTGCTTGTGACTCTACCTTCTCGCACATCTTCTCGCAAGACGACCCTACTAGTTCACGCTGTAGTATTTGCGCTAGTCACATCAGTCGTCATGCGCTTTTACTGGTTTAACATCCGCGGGTATGTCGAGACGATGACGACTTTTGGAGCTACTTGCCCTAACGGATTTGTAGAGGGTAAGTCTGCATCAGGAATTAATCAGGCTGAGTGTGTTCCTGTTGGACATGCCACTTACCCTGCTGATGCCACCCCAAAATCTAAAAAGGATTAAATATAAATGTGGAAGAAGGCTCTACTAATTATTGCCGTAGTTCTACTTGTTGTTCACTTTTCTGGAATGTTTGAGGGATTTATGAATCCGGATAGTCGTCGTATTCCCGAGTGCCCGCCAGGATACCGTCAGTGTGGAACGGGCGACTGTGTTCTTGTCACAGATAAGCATGCGCCGTGCCCAGGTAAGTCTGATGCTTACTGAACCACCAAACTTATTACAAAATCTTAAAATACAACATTGTGGTGGGTATCCATCCCAATGTTATTTTTTGGATTACGGTTCGGTGTGAATATACTTACCATCCAGGCGCATCAGGAACCTCCGCGTGGCGTTCAAGATAAGTTTTTTTGATATGTTCGGGCACAAAGTACATGCGCACAATCGCATCTACGGTATTAATATCAAACTTCTTGCATGAGAATACATCAAGGTACAAATCATTCGTCTCTTCAACGAAATGACCGGTGATATTTGAGGTTTCAATGAGCTGTACTAGTGTATAACCTTTCTTATTTCCTGACCCAAACATGACAATCTGGGGCTTGCCATACGGCACCATTTCAATACGTTCAACTAAGGTCTTTGAAAAGCGTTCGATATTATTGGCACAACGAATATTTTGAGGCATACAACGGGCGGCATCTATAATAAGATGATAACCCCACCGGCTGACAGTCATTGATATGTTCTTGATGAAGAAAATAATGTGAAAACCTTTTTTCTATTTTGTATAATAAAAATGTGGAAGATGGCTCTTTTCGCCGCTGCGTTATTCTGGCTGCTCGTGCCTGGCAACTTTGTAACTTTCCCAGCCGGTGCCTCTCGCTCAACGGTTAACCTAGTTCATGCCGCGCTCTTCGGTGTAGTTTGGACTCTAACCTGCAAGATGGTATAACTTGCTTCATTAGACACTTCGAATAAACTCCCACTTCAAGTAATCACAAATCTTAGCCCAAATTTGGTCATGCGCAATTAACCGATCGCGTGACTTCAGAAGCGGAAAATAAACCTTGTACTCATCTAGCTCTAAGAGTTCAAAGAACTTGTAGAGAATGTATGAATAGGATAAGAAATTGGTACGATCATCAGGACAGTAAATCAAAAACGGTGCTTGGATTTCTTGGAACATTGTCCTTATTTTTTCTTCAATTTCAGGAGTAATTGTAGGGGGAGGGTTACCATTAAGTCTAGAAATAATATGAGTAGCGTGCTCATAGTACTTTGATCTATTCAGCTTCTTTAAGATTTCGCGCATATCCTTTTCAGTCAGTTCCGCAACATTCTGAATTCTCCTTTTCTTGATTTCCAGCACAACTTCGTTCATCACTTCATTGGGAATAATCGTCGACTCCTTCGCCTGAAACTGGTTGAGAATTTCGTTCAAGTGATTGATCTTCTTGTAAGCGTAATTATTACGCTCCTTGGGAGGATCCCTGAAGCTCGGGAAATCAGAAACTACTAACATATACTCTTCTGATCCACAACTTGGACAGACTAAAATACCTTCATCAGAAACTTCTTCGCGAGCAATATTACATCGATCGCAATGTTCAGTAACCGCCTGTTTTACATCTACTCCCTCGCCAGTATTCATCTTCATTCGTGAAACATATTCATCATACAACTTCTTTTTGGAAGGAGCAGCCGTTTCAGATGATTGAGATAAATATTTTACGAAAGTATTAGCATCGGAAGGTAAGCATGTAACGCTTTGTGCCTTTTCTCCCGAACCGTAATACTTTAGAATAATATCTGCGTTTTTTAGGTAGTAGTCTTCAAGAGGCTTTTCACTAAGTAATCTATCACTCAACAATTTTTCTTCTTCTTGTAACTTCGTGAATTTCAAAATATCGTTCAAATCAGATGACGATTTTAGGGTTTCGATCTCGGTCCGGATTTCATCTAATCGAGTATGCATATCTAGAAGGTTTGTTGTTTCTTCCTGAATAGTGGAAACAACAGACTGGTGAATGGAATCCAAAGTTCCAGAAACAGTGTCCGTCTTTTTAGTTCGGACAGTATCTCTGGACTTTTTTATTCGGAAAACATTGTCCATTTTATAAACTTTAAATTGATTGGCTTAAAATACTCTACTTCATCCAAAGTAAGTAAGCCAACGCGACCCCCGCGACAAGTGTCGGAATAACCGCACCTAGTGTCGTGTTATCCATATTTTCAAATGATTCTGAAGATGCTAAACATTGAGACACATCTACTTGCTGACACTCATTAGTATCAAAGTCTGGAGATAATGAAGTTGTCAAGAATCGGGCTGGTGCACCGTCTGTAACTGTACACTTATAACATTCACACGCAGGTGATGAATCAGCCATAATAGAATTCATTAAGTACAGAGGATTCAATCCTTCAATATCTCCAATAACGCCGGGAATCAGTCCTTGGATACCAGATCCCAGCTCTGACATTCCTTGAGGCAGTAAATCACCTACGCTCTTCTTATTATTGATATAATTGTATCGCGGCTGTAATGAACCGTCAGGAGCCGTACAAGTCCCGCCAGTATTAACAAAAAACTGATTGCCTAATGGCGGATCTCCATCAATTAAAGTTGAAACATACGTTCCAATCGCCTCCATATTCGTACCTAACTGACTGAATGATCCATCAGTTCCAACGCCCAGAGAAGAAGGTCCGGGAATATTGTCAGTATAACTGTACGATGGTCCTAAGAGGTCGGTTTCGACATTAGATGCATCATTTTCAATATCTGCCCAAAGTGAATTTTTACCCAGATCTCCCATTAACTTGTTATGTGATTTTTATTACTTATGTACTCAATAACTTGCTGCTTATAAGTCGAATTAGTGAGGGCACATGGTCTTTGTTTAAGGATAGAATCAGATGCTAATTTGAAGGAGTAGTTAAACTTTTTACATACGAATAAGAGTGCCAAAAATCCAGATCGGTTGATTCCACACTGACAATGAATATAAATATTCCCTGACTCTTCCTCTCTCAAGAATTTATTGAGTGTGGTTTCGAATTCAGGGTACCATTTCAATATATTTTCATCCAAGCTATCAATTGCTTCGATGCATGAATACCTTGATGGATACTTCTCGCGAAACCAAGTTGGGCTATCTTTATTCGATGCACAGTTGATAACATGCGTGATATTGTGATGTTTCATGAACCCAGGTGTCAAGTACATTCCGGGTCCAAACATGATTTTGGTGTGCAGCTTGGCAGGTGGATCCCGCTGCCATCCTTTTGAATTTCTACGAAAGGAGATCCACTCCATTACTTTTAAAAACGAATCTGTTTTATTTAAGGTTGGATACATCAAAGTCACAATAAAGATGCAGTACTCTTCTGTGTTCACAAATACTCATTTGCATTATGCGGAAGTTCTTAGGCGTGGTCAGGTGATCGCAAGTTCGCGCAACAAGGCTGGGTCTCGTTCACTTGGTTGTGGTTATTCGAATCAAACGATACATGCTGAACGCGCAGTTGTGAAGAGTTTAGGTGACACTTCACAACTTCGTGGATGTGTTTTGAAAGTTGTTCGTATCAACAAGCAGGGCAAGATCATGAATTCAGAACCTTGCTATGATTGTATTAAGTTTCTTGAAAAGTGTATTAAAAAATACGGATTGCTTAAAGTCCTGTACTCCACTTCAAATGAGGGAGCCCCCGAGTGTACCCACTACATATCCGATAGCCACTGCGACTCCAGCCAGAATCGCCGCCCCCATGTATGAAGGCACTCCTCCGGCAGTGTAAGTGTTAGGAATGTACTGCAGAATTAGGGAGCGGGGCGTAGACATAGAAATAATCATAGCCGCCAAGAAAAATCCAAAATAAGTCATCAGATTTTTCACCGCATAGCGTATCGTGCTGAAAGTGTGCTGCTGGCTGTACAGCTGTGCCGCAGGCTTGTTCTGCTGGGGTGTCGTATTCATTCCATTTGTGGCAAACGGGTCAGTACCCCCCGTGACGATAGGTGAGAATGTCGTGGACTGGGGCAGGCTGGGATTCTGAACAGGTCCAGCTCCCATTAACTCGCTTAAATCAGTCGCACCGTCAGCCATCTTTATTTAAAAGAAGGTAAATCACACCGAGCATCTTCCGCGTGATAAGTATAACACTTTTTGTTAAACGGAACTGTTTTTCCCTCAATATCTCCAACTGGAACCGATAGTGTGGTCTTTGTTGGAATTGGACGATGGAATAACATAACTACAATTCCAAATCCCACAAGAAACGAAAGGAAGGGAACGGCTCTTTCGTTACGGAAAATTCCGAGAATACGATCAGCAAACATCTTTGCTCTATTGTGTTGAAGCTATGAAATTAAGAGATTTAGAATCTTCCGAGCAAGGCACCTCTTTCGTCTTGAATTTCACGCATCCCGATTTCGTGAAGAAAACCGAGCTCTTGTCGGGTGTAGGTACATCCTGAACTTCCCTTACTGGCGGAATAAATACAGACACCATAAGTAGTCCTACAAGCACACCCGCAAATAACCACAGGAGTGATATCATTATTTTTAGGTTAGAGTATTATGTAGTTGTAAGTTGAACCATCGCCGGAAACACCCTTTACCGAAAACCCAGTTCCAGCAGTAATTCCAGAAACAAAAACTAAACTACTTGGTACGCTTGGAGAGGCAGTAGCCAAAGTAATCATAATATTACTGGTTGAAGTTACTGTACTATTGGGTATTGTTTGTTGATTTCCACTTCCATTATATACAAACATACCCTTACTTGAAACTACGCTATTAGTACTATTCGGCAACGGCTTGCGAGATGCACATCCTCTCGCAAGATTTTCAGTGAATGGTGAACCGTAAACTGGACTCCATACTAATCCATCTGGACTTGTGATGATTGAACTTAGAATTGAGGTATTGGTACTGTTGTACCATGTTCCAGTCGCAATCCATACATTTCCATTCCACGCAATACTGTTTCCGATACTTGATGATCCGATACTTGTTAAATCAAATAGTTTAATACCACTATTTGTCCAACCCATTCCAGTTGTACTGGAAAATATTGGGAAACCTCCTTCTCCGACAGCTATCCATAACTTTCCGTTCCATGCTACGCCATTACCACGGTTCGTAAATAACACAGACCTAGTCCATGTCGAACCATCTGAACTATATGCTACATTTTGTTCACTTGTTGAATGTTTGCCAACAGCTACCCACAGACGACCATTTGTAGCCACACCATTACATTCAATTGAAAATGCTCCTGATACAGCAGCAGTCCAGTTCATTCCATCAGAACTTGAATAGATTGACGAACTACCTACACCTCCAAGAACCCAGTTGGATCCATTCCACGCCACCGCTTTTCCAGTTGTCAAGCCTGTAACAGTTACTGCATTCCAATTGAGAGAATTCGTGGTTTGTATAACTGGTGTTGTTCCAGTTCCCACCGCTAGCCATAAAGTTCCATTGGAAGCTACATCATTACCTGCCACAAATGTAGATGGAACCACCAGACCATCAGTTGACCAGGTTGTTCCGTTCGAGCTCCATATTACACGATTAGTTCCAGAACCTACGGCAAACCATAAACTTCCATTCCATGCAACTCTAGATCCAGAAATCGTGAACTGTGTTCCTGAAACTGGAAACCATGCAAGACCATTCGCGCTATACAAAATATTGTTAGTTCCAGTTCCTACTGCTACAGAAAAGTTATCTGTTACATTTGCGCTCGAATCTGTCAGGAGTAAATCCCAAACAGGTAAAGGATATTCTACTATGCGTGATGTAATATAAGCGTTACGTATGTATGGTTGTATGACATATGTAAATTTAGTTTCTTGTCGGAATCCTGCTGGGTTAAAAATAGGTGTGTCAAATCCTAGAATATTTGTTACTATATTGTTTCGGATATACTGGGCATATAAATAGTAAGGCTGCTTTATTAAACGAAAAGTATCGCCTGTATTCCAACTATACGATCCCGAGTAGTTATATGTTGTAGTTGTCGTACCATCAAAGTAATATGCTCCATCTTTTGCAATCTGTATAAATGTAGCTCCTCCTAATGATGCATCAATTTGCAGAAATGCTATTGATCCAGAAAAAACCGAAAATTCAAGAATTGATCCCCCTGGAGATGTTAAAAATGAAAAGGTTCCTGCATTATACCCAGGACCCTCTGCTAAGAATAATCCAGAAGGTTGATAAAACGCATAATAAATATTTGAAATTTTTTGTGTTTTTCCGTCGACTGTGTACACATCTTTTAATACATCAGTATTTCCAGCCACAGTACGAACTTCGGTTGTTCCTATATTAAACGATCTTACCAAATTACTTTCAAGTTCTGAGAAATACATCAAGTTTGAGGCAGAAACAAATGTAATTGATTTGGGAGCCGTTAATGTTGATGTACCGAGCGTTCCATCAATAAATCCAGACGTTCCATAAATTCCCGCTACAGTAGTAACTACTCTTGATGAAATATTAAGTTTGCGAATTACTTTATTCCCGTAATCGCATATATATAAATTTCCCAATCCATCTAATGCAATTCCTTGAGGATCATTAAACTGGACTTGACGACCAACATCATCAAGGTATCCCGCCACTCCAGAACCAGCTAATGTACTTAAACTCGTAAAACTTGCAGTTGGTGTCGGTGAAGTCAGTATACGAATTGAATGGTTTCCTGAATCGGAAATAAAGAGTGTATTCGTTACTGAATCATACGCTAATCCACCGGGAGACCCCCCGAGCGATGGATTCCGACCATCTACTGATGGTAATGCTCCATCCGTATAACCCGGTTGTGTAAACATAATGTTACTTAAAGTATAATTGTTAATTGAGTATTTTACGACATATATTCCAGATGATCCGTAACCTGCCATAAAAAAATTACCTTGGTCATCTGCTGGTACGATTGCAGTTGTTTGGTCATAACCTATTTTTACATTATTGGGTGGGTCGGATGGGGTTACTCTATTATAGTTACTAACTAATGCGTAGTAGGTTAGTAAACCCGGATAATATTGTTGGGTGTAAATACCTATACTAAATGAAAAAATTGTTTCACCATTATATAATCCAAAAGTTGAAATGGTTCTATTAGGTTTATAAGCAACTTCATAATTTCCAAACATTGGTGAACGCGTAACAACCTCCGGATTTAATAAAGGCGTAGCAGTTTTACCAATATTAATTGTTTTTATAGCATCACCATCTAACAAATATAAAAATCCACTCGTTTGATCGTATGTTATTTGATTAGGTCTTGTAAGACCTGCACTTACGCCATATCCATCAGAACTTCCAGTTCCAACTGCAAATCCCGGCTTTCCCTTGAATGAGGATTCATAAATAGGTGAATTTAGAGTTCTGTCTAGAATAGCTGTGTTTGGTATATTTGAACGAATGTACAAAGAATTGTTGCTCTGAATGATACTTCCAGCGGCATAAGATGAATCTTGATTTGAAGAATATGTCTGGTTCCAAGATGTGTATACTGTTGTATCTGGAATACGCTCAGTTACGCGCTCGAGAATTGGAAGTTTGTATATCGTAAAGCGAGAATACTGGCAGTGTCCGCTTAAGAAAATTGGGATAACATCGTAATTCACATCAAAGGTAAAATTACGTTTTGGATTTAATGCTTCATTAATTTTAGATAAGTCTATCTCAGCCATAGTTATCTGTGTAACTCCTGTAATAACACATGCTCGAAAAATAGACCCAACACGATAAAAACGGAGAGAATCTCCAAAGTACATTATTGTTTTTGTAAATTCTGGGTTATCCATATACTTAACTGTGGAATACACTGCATTATTAATAAAAACAGTTACAGTACTTGCATCAATCTCAATGCGATTATTATATGCTGCTGGTGCTGTTTGCATGATTCCTGGAGTTTCAGTTAACAGAATTTTTATTGAGAAGTTACTTGTACCCGGACTATAATCTGTTACTTTCACATAATACGGTACAATCTCCATCATATACTGCGAAACATACGGGAATAAAACAGGTTGATTACCGAACTCCTTATATTTTGTATATGTAGCTATTCTGCCAGCGAAAATACCATACGGAACAGATTCTATTATAGGATAGTAAAAATTAATATCTAAAAGTGGTCGAATATATATGCCTGATAAGGGTGTAGTTACGGTTGCCAATACAGTTTGTGATAGAGACTGCGATATCTTTAATATTCGGTTTTGTGGTCCATTTGATGCGACATACACATTCTTAAATGAATCAACAAATATGCCTGCAGGACTAGTTATACCAGAAGCAAATGTCTTAGTTATTCCACTATTAGGTTTAACTTCAATTGTTCGGATAGAACCATTCCCTGTGTCCGATACATATAACATTCCCGAATAATCAATGGCAATATCCGTTGGACCATTAAATCTTGAGTAATTGGGTATAGTGGGTGCCTGTCCTTGCGGGGGTAGTGGTGGTATAGCACTGAATCCTTCTATGTTTCCTGAAATTCCCGATATACCCCCAACTATTGCAATAGTATTTGGAGATGCAACTAATATTTGATATACTGTATGCTTTACGACATCGCATGTATAAATATACTTTCCAGCATTATCCAAAACTAACCCTACAGGAGACCCTAGCCATGTTGCAATTGTCGACACTGTTCCAATAGGTTTGCCTATATTTGAAACTGAAAGTACGATTTTTTTAATGGATCCATTCACACCATTCACATCTGAAACATATAAGATTAATCCAGTAGAATCTATGATAATTCTCTTAGGATTATCTAATGTTCCTCCAGATAAAGTAACGGTTTCTACCTCCCCAATAGTTAGTCCACTTACTACAAGTCGTTTAATGGTTTTAGTTGTTCCTGAATCTAAAATGTATGCATAAATTTTACTAAATTCATCAACGCAAATAGAAATAGGAGTGGAATATGTTCCAGCAGATTGAGTAGATAAAACAGATGATGTGTAAGGTCGTGTAGAACCTGTTCTCGTTAATGGAGCTTTTGTAAAGGCATTAATTTGGGAATTTGTAGAGTCTGGTGCGTATATTTGTAGGCTTTGGTAAGTTGACTTATATGCAGGATCTACTGTGTAGTACTCATTTGATAAGCCGGGATACTGGAATAGAATCTTGTTTGGAGGTGTATCAATTGGGAGAACTGTGTCGGTAACACTTGTATATGCGATATTTTTGTAAGAATAAACTTCACCAGTAATTTCTAGAGATGTCGTATCAGCCTTAAAATCATCTTTCCACGATAATCCGGGATCGGACCATGATGCATCGTATGCTGCTGTTGAGTTTTTTGCAATTACTTGTCCTTTAACTCCTCCCAATGGCATTACACCTGATGCTGACCATTTAACATCATAATCGGCAGCCGAGTTCTTAATTAATGCCTGTCCAATAGATCCTCCTGCGAGTTTATCTAATGTTGGTCCAGAGTATGTGTATCCTGATATGAATACATTGTATCTAGTATTAGTTGATCCATTCAGTTCAGTTAGATTAAATCCATTCGCATTGTATGGTGCATCCAAGAATGTAAGTATTCCTGTTTTGTAATCAAACACGAATGGAAACGATTCATCACTATCAATAATACTTGAGTTTGTACTTGTTAGAGGAGTTACTGCTGTAGATAAAGCTACCTGAAATTTAGGGGCAAAATCTCGATTTATAAATGGATCTACCCAATTCTTAAATCCGGAATTCCATGCTATACCTACTAATGCAGGTATATTCGAAATATGGACTGACATCATCCTAACAAAGTCTCGTTTTACAACGATTGATGCTGCAAGTGCAGCGGTCGCTCCTTCTTTTAATTTTGAAGATGCTAACAATACATTATCACCTGTAACAACTTTGGCTGTATAATTGCCTTCATTATCAGCCAGAATTGGGGTTTGTGTTGTATCTGTTTTAACTTTATTAGCTGCATTATTCTTGAACAAGTAATCCAGTTCAGAAATCTTGGCTTTCGATAAAGACATTTGCTTATTAAAATAAAGTTATTTAAAATTTAAATTATTATACGATATTGATTTCAGTTAACTTAATCTTATCTGTGAAACGTACATTTATGTAGATAAAGGAGGGGACTTTGTAATTGCCTGAATCATCAAGAGCTTTATTCATCTGAATACCCCATACAGTATTGTTATTTTGAGGTGTTGATGCTCCGCATGCGCCAGCATCAGTATAGTACTGACTTGCATCATACCATGATGTAACATTATTAGCAGTATCTTCCCACTTGACCCATAGATTCGTAATATTTCCAGCAGTAGCCGCTGTATTACCTAACCTGACTGTAAAAGCCTTCAGTACAGCCGTAACAGCTACCTTCAATGTCAGGTATTTACGAGATGACGGGCTTGGCATGGCAGGGGAAGCAACTAGAAGATAAGTTGATGCTAAACTTGCTGACTGATCTGTAGCATGGAAGTTTCCAGTAAACGGATTGTACTGAACATCATAGTTTGTAAGGGTTGCAGAATTGAAATTTTGAATCGCAGATGCCGCGGGGTTATCTGTAGCTGTTCCCTGTATTGTTGCACTCGCAATTGATACTCGTGTCATTGAAGACAAACCCGAAATTGTAGTTCCTCCCTGACCCATGGGAATTGTAGTTTCATCGGGAGCAGAACCAAGGTAACCAATAGATGTCTGTGTGAAAGAACTTGTACTTGGGTTTCCAGGGAAGAACTGATCTACATATGTTGTGGAACCTTGACGATTGTTAAGCACGGTCATACTTACTCTCGATGCACCGGCTACGGTTACATTAAACGCAGCACGGTTAGCGAACCGTGGATTGGTGCCTGAAGGTGGGTTATTAGTAGGTTGAGAATACGCCGTGTCAAAATTTGTACCATATCCTAAATTTGATACTGCATTTGATCCAGATCCCGCATTGCTAAATTGTACATAGGTTAATAGGGATGAATTGTATACGATATTGTAGAAGTTATCAATTTGTAGCAACTTCGCTGGAATTGTAATAAAACTTCCAGTTCCATAGTACTGAACACCGCTGACAGTACGTGTGTTTTGAGATGTAATTGTCACCGTGGCTGTACCGTATGTCACAACTGGGTTGCCCATATTGTCCGCCGCACTGACTTGTATGGGAATCCTTACTATATAACTACTTCCAGTTCCTGATCCTCCAGCAAGTGCAGTGCTAATCGTAACAGGGATTTCGTAGTTTCCAGCTGCTACTGTACCTAAAGTAAATGACGGTCGTATAATGCGATTGGGGCTCTGATATATTCCGGTTACACGGTTATTGAATAATGCCGTATTGATGTATTGGAAAGTAGTACTATTTGCTGAGCAGCCTGTATTGTTGTAATCAAATGTTAGATCGTATTGTACAGAGTTTCCTACGAGTGTCATTTCGTAAGTAAGACTTTTACTATCCTGAATGTATGATGATCGACCTGTTGCACCATCAATCCAAGCATTCAGTCCGATATTTCGCACAAGGGCAAGATTGTCTCCAGCCAGTCCACTTCCACTGCTACTTCCACTGCCAGTCAAGTGTATTTCCCATGAAGCAGATGTAGTCTGTGATGAAGCAGGTGTTCCCGAAACTGCCCTTAGATTCGCAACAACGGTTGATGTTGTGATACTTGTGATCTGACCAAAATAAATAATAGACGATGAGGCAGTCTTATCAATTAAATTGACATAATCGCCTACAGAAAACGCTCCCAGTGAACCGGAATATGTAAATGTTTTATTTATAGGAACAGTTTCACTGACCAATAATGCCGGACTTATTGATAAATCAACTGGCTTGAAACCAGCTCCAGTAGCTCCTGTCCAACCCGTAGCTCCTGTAGAACCTGTCCAACCTGTAGAACCGGTAGAACCTGTCCAACCTGTCCAACCTGTAGAACCTGTCCAACCCGTAGAACCTGTCCAACCTGTAGAACCTGTCCAACCTGTCCAACCCGTAGAACCCGTATCTCCTGTCCATCCTGTAGCTCCTGTCCATCCTGTAGAACCTGTCCAACCTGTCCAACCTGTCCAACCTGTAGAACCTGTCCAACCGGTAGAACCTGTCCAACCTGTCCAACCTGTCCAACCTGTAGAACCTGTCCAACCTGTCCAACCTGTAGAACCTGTAGAACCTGTAGCTCCCGTAGAGCCTGTCCAGCCTGTCCAACCTGTAGCTCCTGTAGCTCCTGTAGCACCTGCTCCACCACTTCCAGAAGATATTGAGGTACTTAGGGTATCGCCTACATATATGTAACCCGTAATATAAATGCTATTAACTGTAATAACATCACCATTAACAGTGGTTCTAGTTGTTAAGGTAGGAGGAACACCATTTAAAAATGTTATAACTCCGCTCTGGTAATCGAATACGAAAGGGTAAGTAGAATCACCAGGAGAAATTATACTGGTAGATGAGAAAGTTCCAGTTGTCGGCGCTATGTCGAACCTAGGGGCGAAATCGCTATTGTAGGATGGAGGTACCCAATTCTTAATTCCTGTGTTCCACGATACACCTGTTAGTTGACCCCCATACTGTCCTTGCACACCAGTAATATCGTGTACAGATGTCATTTTGAGATTAGTCTTTTTCTCTACGGCTACTGGTGTTGCAGCTAACGATTGTGCCGCGCCTTGTTTTAGAACACTTACCTGTGTCCATACATTATCCGCACCAACAATTGTAGATGTATTCAAAGTCTCATTACCAGCGGAAATAACCACAGTGGTATTGTCCGTCTTGACTTTTCCTGCTACAACGCGCTTGAATAACAAATCAGTTTGAGGATTGGTCGACATTTATACTCCTTTAAATAGGTTTTTTTTAACGGATAACTATTTCAGAAAGTTTTATTTTTCCTGTGAACGCAATATTTACATAAATGAAACTGGGATTAGCATACCCGCTTTCTGCAGCTCGGTTCAATTTAATGTTCCAAGTCTTTCTATCATATGTTGTACCATCTTGACATCCGTTTGGTTCTTGCCATTCTATTGACGCATCGTACCATCCATAGCTAGACAACGCTCCAGAACTACTGCCCCAATATACCCATAAGTTAGATACATTTGTCGCAGAAGCACCAAGACTTACATAAAATGACCTCTGAATAGCTCCAGTATCGAGTTTCAATAGTAAATATTTAGTTCCGCCAGTAAATGTTACTGCGGACGGAAGAACATATTCTGAATTCAAACTTGATGTAATATCATTTGACGCATAAAAACATCCATCGAATGGATTATACGCAGGATCCCATTTCGTTAAAGAATTTGAGTTGAATGAAATGATATTTGATAGCGCCGGAGTGTTTGGTGTGCTGTTTTCTGAATTTGAAATTGAAAATCGTGTTTGAAGGGTTATTCCTGAAAGTGTAGTGAATCCTTGATTCAATGGAATTACTCTTTCATTTGGTATTCCTGATAAGTATCCAATATTCCGCACAGATGATGCTTGTCCAGTATTTGTTGACGGAAAAAACTGTGGATACCTTTGAGTTTTACTTACTGCATTATTCAAATCTGCACTCACTGCAGATGTTCCAGTGATTAATAGTGTGATCGAAGAACCGTTATAATAATTCACATTTTGTGCGGAAGGGCTCGGATATGCACTATATGTTGGAGGATTGTATACAAGCGTATTATTCAAGTATGATCCCGATACACTTCCTCCAAATGTTACATAATTAAATCCACCTGTAGAAGGACCTACAATATTGTATATATTATTAACTCGGAGAGCACGAGATGGAATAACAATCAACGAGTTTGGTCCATAGTAAGTTATACCGCTTACAGTAATTGGGCTTCCTTGTGTTACAGAAATTGTAGGATAAGTTACTATACCTGGATTTCCCATAGTATCAGATGGTGTAATCGTTATTGGTATTGTTCGAGTAATTATACTACCATTTCCTACACCTCCTGCATTGGCAGTAGTGATAGTTAAATTTACATTATAATTTCCAGCAACTGGATTTATTATCGTAAATGTTTTTGAAACAGTATAATGCGCCTGACCAGAATTTAAACTATTATTATAGAACTGTGTTCGAATTGAATTTGCAGTATACGCATTCGCAGTTATGGCAGGTGAGTAACTAAATGCTAAATCGTAGTATGATGAATTGCCAAAAAATGTTACAGAATAAGTTATTTCATTTGTTATTTGGTTATATGTATAGCCTATATCAGCATCGTAAATAAAAGCATTCAAACCCATATTTACGACCATCTCTTCCAAATGATTTATACCTGTCCATCCTGTATCGTAATCTCTTGATGAAAGTTTTGTAAGTATACTTCCAACTGCTCCTCCAGTAGGAACACCTCGACCTGTTGGACCAGTAGGTCCTACAACAGTAGTACTTCGGGGCAAAGGGATATTTGAACCGACATATATAAGATTAGACCATAAGTTTACTCCATCACCTATTTTCATCTGTCCTGTATCAGATTCTACTCCCGGTTCACCGGAGAGTAGGACGGTTGTGGAATTCAACCATCCAATATATGTATTTCTTCGTAGCTCGAATCGTACTGATCGAGTACAGGACATTGTTTAATTCTGTCAAAAATACTTGGCAACTTTCAACTTACTTATCTTCACAAAATGTTGTTGCATTGGCTTCTAAACTATCTTCTTGAATATTACCATCATAGACTACTTCTTCACACTGCTCGGCACATCCGTTATCTACATTACCATCATAGACTATTTCCTCGCACTGCTCGGCACATCCGTTATCTACATTACCATCAAGAATGCATCCACCATCACCGCTTCCATCATAGACAATATCAGTACATACATCGGTAGAAAAGCGACCAAACGCAGACAGAAAGTATGCTTCCACAACACCAGAAGTTGATCCAGTTGTGTGCTGAGTTTCCTTTATGACCTTTGTTACACCGCAACACCAACTGGGTTTGTAAGCTTTAGCTATAGCTTTTCGTCTAGCTCCTTCTGTCCATAAAGATGAATCACCAGTCTTGTTCACGAAACTCCGTTCTTTTCCTGTAGCTTCGTTAAATGGAAACCGAGAAATATCGGGAATTTTTTGTTTAACTTCATATTTGTATGACATCCATCCAAATATGAGTACGAGTAGTACAGCAGCAGACGCTGCAAAGACATTGATGTCCATCTGTATTTGTAACTAGAAAAATGATCACAAAATTCTGTAATTATAAGTAGATTCATCATCAACTGTATTCACAATTGTAAAACTGATTCCAGGTATCAATTGACAAACAAATGCAGGAGGAGCGTATACGGGATCAAATGTATTTCTTGTTATGATAATCGTACTTGTAGAAAGAACATTAGAATCTTCGACAGTAACTGGTGTTGTTCCACTTGCAGTAAATGTTCCTGAATGACCTGATGATCCGGCAGGTCCTTCTGGACCTACCAAATTTAATACTTTTTCCCATGAATCCATGGACAAACCTTAGTGTACATATTTTTTTCGTATGAAAATGCTTATTTATGCCCTTCGGAGATACAGCCATCCATCATTTGTATTGAGGTAAAAATCTCCTACACGACCAGCATATGGCGCCCAAAATGGAGCCGCTGGCGTACCATCCGTTGGATCTTGGGGTCCAGAATAGATAATAGTACCAGTTATACCAGTAGGACCAGTGTAACCTGTGTAACCTGTGTATCCTGTAGGTCCTGTGTAACCGGTGTAACCAGTGTAACCTGTGTAACCTGTAGCTCCTGTGTAACCAGAGGCTCCTGTCCAACCCGTAGCTCCTGTCCAACCTGTAGCTCCTGTCGCACCTGTCCAACCCGTAGCTCCTGTCCAACCCGTAGCACCAGTCCAACCTGTAGCTCCTGTAGCTCCTGTAGCTCCTGTGTATCCAGAGGCTCCCGTTACACCTGTGTATCCTGTATGACCTGTGGCTCCCGTAGCACCAGTCCAACCTGTGGCTCCCGTAGCACCAGTCCAACCTGTGGCTCCCGTAGCACCAGTCCAGCCTGTGGCTCCAGTCTGACCTGTAAATCCGGTGGGACCAACTAGATATAACTCCTTAACCCAGGTCGCCATTTTTAATAAGACTTATGGTAATATTAACTTATATAGAACGAACGATTGGGTATCTAAATAAAAATCTCCAATTCGTCCACTCACACCCGGTGGGGCTGATCCTGAAAAAATAGTAGCACCCCGTGCACCTCCTAAATTCACTGTAAATGTTTGAGGTCCAGTTACTGTTCCAAGAATATTCGTGATTCGAGCAACTCCAACCGCTCCTTTCCGATGATCGTAAGATGATACAATCCCTTCGAATGAACCTACCGTGTTAAAAAAAACTATAGTGTTGCCCGACATGTATGCCAAATCCACACCAATCGTCGTAGCTAACGATTCCCCTTCAATCGGTGCTTTATCTAAATTTAAATTTGCACTTGACAAAAATATTGGTCCGGTAGCTCCTGTAGGTCCTGTAGGCCCGCTTGATGTAGCTGATCTTGGATCTGATAGAGATGCCGGAGCTCCGTCGCGCCCTGTTGGACCCGTAATTCCGCAACAAGGATTTTTATTGTTAGTACGCGCTTGCCCGTAGTATGCAGATGTAGGCACACGGCTTTGTATTCCTAAATCTCCAGCTGTAGAGATGAATGACATATTATAAATTATGCTTTAATTTTTGAACGCACCTAAGGAATTATTTAGTAAATTGATACTGTTCCAGTTATTGGATTATTACCAATAGTACCTGAAGTAATCATTTGCACGATTAAACTATCAGATGAACTAAATGTTTCCGAAAAGTTGTTGACTAATACCGATTGATTAGCACTATTCAGAGTTAAAGTCGCAATTGGAGTTCCAACCGTATTTTTGTATAAATTGAGTACGAAGCTATCTCCTCCTGCTAACGGGCTTCCAGCTGCAAACTTCATTTCATAAACGATTCCTCGCTGTGCAAATTGAGTGCCAAACACTGTAGCATTAAGATTTGCATAAGTACTTGTTCCAGGTAATAAGTAGTGTGTGTCATTACCAATACTTCCAGTTATTGAGTAGAATATGTTTGTAGTCTGGGTATTCATAGAAAATCCTAATGTACTGGCATTTGCGTTTGAGAGATCAGTTGCAGCCATCTGAATATTTCCAAGAGTCCGTTTAATATCATTCGTAGTTCCGAAAATCGTAGATGTCTTCAGTTCAATAAACGATCCTTGATTTGTATTACTTGTTGTTTCGACGCCTATAATATTTGTTCCAGTTCCCGTCGCACTCACGATGACATCCCGAATTGTAACACGGTTCGGACCATCAACTAAAATTCCACGAACAGGACCAGTTCCAGTTCCAGAAACATTGATTGTAATTGCTCGGAATGTTGATGCTGAAGTAAAAGTCAAAGACGATGTTGATACTGAACTTGATTGTACACCGTAAATGTTTCCTGCACCAGTAGCTGTTGAAGTTACATTCAAAACACATGTACGCACTTTTGAAGAGATAACATTGCCTGCGGTTAGTAACGATATTCCTATAAGGTTAACATTTGCTGAGGATGTTAAAGTCATAGTCACATCTTCAATTCGCGATAAATCATTCAGGGTCACCAAAGTCGTTGAAACTGCAACACCTAATTGCTGAACTACAACTGAAAGCGAACTTGCACCTCGTAATGCCACTCCTGCCGGAACATTTATTGTTTCGTTATATACTCCTGCCCGTACTAACACCTGTTCTCCAGATACTGCAAGAGCTAATGCTGCACTAATAGTTTTAAAAGGATTAGAATACCTGCTTGCTGCACCCAGAGTATCATTGCCGTATACAGCATCAACTGTCAGAGTATTACCTATGCTAGTGATGATAGACGATGTAACAACTTCTTTTGTAGTTGTATTGTATGCCAAAGCAAGTCTTTGAGTATCATCTGATCGTACCGGTGCGACATAAAATGATCCAGTCTGACCAGCTACACCATTTAGCTCCGCACTGGTAGCATTGATAACGGTTGTGTAGTTTGCCTGCCCACTGAGACCTGCGAATGCTCCAATGGCAATTGAATTAACGCCCATTCCAGTAAAACCAGCATTGTAACCAATGGCAATAGACTGTGGTCCCATACCATAGTTTCCAGCACCAAAACCTAATGCTACTGATTGTGTATTTTGGTCATTTGTGCCAGCATAGGAACCAATTGATACTGTTTCGTCTTGTTGACCAGTAAAACCGGCAAAGAGACCAATTGATACTGAACTATTTGATGAGCTAAATTGAGCAGCATTAGCACCTATAGCAACTGATTGTGTTCCTTGAAGTATACCACTAGCAGCATTGCTGCCAATAGCAATTGAATCTGTTCCTTGTCCAGTATATCCCGCAGCAGCACCTATAGCAATTGATCCAATTCCTTGTCCAGTCTGTCCTGCATTGTTGCCAATAGCAATTGCACTCGCACCTTGCCCGTAATTCCCTGCTCGATTACCTAAAGCAACTGCACCCCCACCTTGTCCGTTCACTGCAGCACTCTCACCAATTGCAATTGAATATCCGACTTGACCTGTAAATCCAGCGCCGTGACCAATAGCAATTGCATACTCACCTTGCCCGTAATAACCCGCGTCATTGCCGAAAGCAAGTGCATACTGACCTTGCCCTGTATTACCAGCATTGCCACCAATAGCAATTGCATTCTGACCTTGCCGGTAATAACCCGCCTGAAGACCTAAAGCAACAGAATTGTTACTCTGTCCTGTATTACCGGCATTGTAACCAATAGCAACTGCACCACTACTTTGGTTGTATTGACCTGCTTGATTACCTAAAGCAATGGCAATGGAACCCTGTCCTGTAAATCCTGCATTGGCTCCTAAGTGTACTTCTGTGCTACCTACAGCCCATGCACTATTGTCTGAATCCCAGTAGACATAATCGCTCCACGCAACACCATTTGGCTTGAATGTACCTGTAGGACCTGTTGCTCCTGTCCATCCAGTAGATCCTGTTACACCAGTGTAACCAGTGTATCCGGTAGGTCCTGTCCATCCTGTGGCTCCTGTAGAACCTGACTCACCCGTGTATCCTGTGTATCCTGTGTATCCGGTAGGTCCTGTCCATCCTGTGGCTCCTGTAGAACCTGACTCACCCGTGTATCCTGTGTATCCTGTGTAACCCGTGTACCCTGTAGGTCCGGTATAACCACTAGCACCTGTGACTCCAGTATAGCCTGTGTAACCCGTGTACCCTGTAGGTCCGGTATAACCACTAGCACCTGTGACTCCAGTATAGCCTGTGTAACCCGTGTACCCTGTAGGTCCGGTAACTCCCGTCGGTCCTGTTGAACCTGTATTACCTGTATTTCCTGTTGAACCCGTATTACCTGTATTACCTGTTGAACCTGTATTACCTGTTGAACCCGTATTACCTGTTGAACCCGTATTACCTGTAGTTCCTGTAGATCCTCCTGCCGGTCCTTGCGTACCCGTGATTCCTGGCGGACCCGTGATTCCTGGCGGACCTTGAGCTCCAGTACTGCCACATACTAATTTTGTTTGTTGAGCAGTCCATTGACTCGCCGAAAGAAACGGCATTATGTTTAAACATAGATTTTCATAAATCTGCCTTAACACAAGTAATGGCACAACCAACATATCAAGAACTGTTGGCAGAAGTCTATGAAGAAAATGCCAAAAGTAACTTAGTTTATCAACAAGAGTTTGAAAATGAAGATGCAGAGCCGTATGAGGATCAGGATTACTCCGATAACGACTTAGAAGATAAGGACGAATTCAATAAGTTTCAGGGTAACCGTGGAAAGCCTGAACATGTCATTAAACCTAAAGCAAAAACTGATATAACCGGCAAGACCAGTTACAATATCGATAGACATATTCGGACACACGCCATCAATATTGACGGACGGTTTCGTGGAAGTATTCTTATAACTAAACCAGCAACGGTATGTGGTGATACAAGCACTACTTTTTTAGCATCAAATTCTGCAAATTTTGCATTTAATCCGTCAAGGCAGTACAAGAATGTACATTCGATTCGTCTCACTTCATTCGAGTTTTATAACAGTTTCTATACTTACTCTGCGATTGATCCCGTAACTGGTCTTGGGCGTGGAAATACAACATTTACCTTTTTAGATTTTGGTCTTATTTCTGCTGGACCTTTTCCATCAACGCCTCTTAGTACATACGATTTTACAATACAGAATGGAAATTGGGTAATTGTTGACCCAATTGCAAATCCGCAAGCAGATTTCTATAATTTACTGTATATAATTCAGGAAAAAGTCAGACAACAATTCCCAGCTTATAATCCATCATTTATTGTAGGATTAAATCCAGTTTCGAATTTAGTATACTTTCAAGATCCAAACCGTTATTTTGCAATTCAGTTTCCTACCACAACTGATAATCCATATGGTAATGGTATGGGGTACAATCTAGGATTTTACGGAAAATATTATCAGTCTGGACTTGGACCAATTATTCCACCATTTGATGTTTTTGATTTGAATTCTATCGGCGGAGATACAATTTACGATTCAGTTGAAGATACGTATGTCTACTTGAAAATCAACGATTACGATATTATCAAGCACCTGAACGCCGATCAAAGTGAATTTGGAGCTTTCTTGAAGATTCCACTTAATGCACCCAAAAATACAGTTCAGTTCATGAGTTCTACAACAAACACAACTCAGCGCGAGTACACTTTTCCCCAACCAACCAATATATCAAGTTTCTTATTTGAGATGTTAGATGCTTATGGAAAGACACTTCAAATGAACGGATCAACTTTTTCTGTAACGCTTGAAATTCAGGAGGTCTTGCAGTCAGATATTTACGAAAAAATGTTAGAACTGTAAGTATAATATGGAGAAGTCAGTCATAGAACAGATTCAGGATCCATGGGTGGAGAACCGTTACAATATGACTTCTACTTCAGCGCAGTACCCTGCTCCTCAGCACGGAGGTCGTGTTCCGAACATCAATGCTCCCGAGTCTCGTGACTTCCCGGCCCGTCAGTATTCGATGTACACTGGCGGCACACCTATTGCTGGATTCACGCCTCGGCAGGATCTTATTGGACATGTCCATAAACCTACGCCATTGAACGAAGTGTTTTTCAGCGAGGCGAATATTGAGAAGCTTCAGGTAGATATTCGCGAACAGGTCTATCGCATGAGCGGACCCAAGAAGTTCATGATCGACCGCCAGAACGATGATGACTTAAAAATCATTATGCGCAGTTACTACCTTTCATATGCCCAGAATAATCCAGCCACAGTAGCTGAAGAGCTCGCTGATCTGAACGGTCGTGTTGTTGGATTTGCCGCGGGTCGTATTTACTCAGAGGTTGATTTCTACCAGTTCTATCGCAAGGATCTGGAGGAGTTTGCTCCACCTATCGCCAATCCAATGAATACAGCCTCATACGGAACTCGTACAGGAGAACTGAAGTCGTTTTTTTAACACCTAAAATCATTTAACATGTAATCAATGGAACTCATAAAATTTTACGGAAAGACATACGGAAAGGAAAATTCCCAACTGTATGTATTTGAAGAAACTTGGGACTCATTTCGCCCTATTTCCAAAGTTGTTTGGAATGGTAAGAAGTTTGAAATAGTTGATAGTATGTACAAGTCTGACTTGTTTAGTCAAGCGTACGGTTACGGAAGTATGGAAATGAAGATTCGCTGCCGTAATTTAACTGCCGAAACAGAACTTGAGAATGCAGTTGATATACCAAACCCTACAGACTTCTGGGCATGGTGTGGAACTCCAACTGAATGGGTTCGTGATCGTTTTATTGCTGTGAGTTCTAAGTGTGGAGACAAGAACTGGAAGAAGTTTGTGATGTATTCGAACTCTAAACCACGAACTTTACGCCATGCTCCGGCTGGGCGTTTAACTAAGCGTTTACTGCGTAGGTAATTTAAAATACAAATGAAGGTCAACATCATTTCAAATTTCAGACCTAAGACTGGACTTATGCAGGATGTAGGAGTTTTACGCGGCATTCTTTCAGCAGCGTATGGCGAAGATGTAAAAATGTTCCGTGTTCCACATATGCTTCCTGAATGTCCTGAAGCTGATGTGAATATTTTTCTTGAAGTTGTGAACCCTGCCCTATTTCCATTTGCTGGAAAAAATATTTGGATCCCAAATCCCGAATGGACTTACCGTACATGGATACCTTATATTGCAATGTTCGATGAGATTTGGTGTAAGACGCAAGAGTGCCTTGATATTTTCACAAAGTATACTTCCAATGCTCGGTATATTGGCTGGACATCAATTGATAAGATTTGGGATACTGAAAAGCACAAGAAGAATTATTACAAGGCAATTGTTCCTGTAGGTAAAAATATTTTCCGTAATCCCAAACCTATTCTCCAAGCATATTACCGTATTTTGAATAACGATCCCAAGATGTACTCAAAGCTTCCAGCCCTGAATATTGTTTACGATCCATCCGTGATTCAGTTTCATGTTCCCGAAGAAATTAAGTCCAAGGTTCATCTCCACGATAAAGTTCTTGGTGAAACTGAATATGATGATCTTCTGCGTGAGTGCGGACTTTGTATTTGCATTTCAGTATGTGAAGGGTTTGGTCATGCAGTTAATGAAGCTCTGTCTGTAGGTTGTAATCTCCTAATTTCACCTATTCGTCCATTTAAGGAGGATGTTGTAGGTGAAGTTCAAATTGGCGTATATTACGGCGAACAGTCCCAAGTAATTGATCAGACTGAGTGTATTGGAACTATGGTGGATACGAGTGTCTATTCTATCATGGACGCACTTGAAGAGTATGTAGATACCCCTCTGAAATCAAAGCAGTTAGCTTCTAAGTTCTTACGAGATCTGTATGTAGCCAATACTATTAAATGGGGTGAAAAGATGAAGGAATTTCTGGTAGGTGTAAGCATTCCTACATATTCCCTAAAAGATACTTTCGCAAAGGAAGCTGATCTCCCCGATATTTCGATCGTGACAATCACCAAAGATCGTCGTAAGTTTATGCCGTTGGCAGTATACTCTTATATGATTCAGTCATACCCTGAAGATAAGCTCGAATGGGTAATTGTAGATGATGGTGATGATCCAATCGAAGATACGCTTTTTGGAGTTCCCAATGTGAAGTACATTAAGTGCGATAAGATGAAGGTAGCCGATAAGCGTAATCTTGGTGTCCAGAATGCGATGTACGATATTGTGTGTATGATGGACGACGACGATGTTTACCCCAATAATTCAGTACTTCAGCGAGTAGCTATGCTTCTAAAAGAACCCAAACGCGAATGTGTGTTCTGTACAACGATTCCATGCTACGATATCATGAAGTACTCTTCATTCATGAATGTTCCACCAATTACACTTCCTATGTCCCAGCGAGTATCTGAAGCAAGTCTTGGATTTACTCGTAAGTTTTGGGAGGAACGGAAGTTTGAAAGTGGAGTTCAAATTGCGGAGGCTGATGCATTTATTCGCGGTCGCGAGCAAATGTGTCGGGAGATATCTCCACAAGAAGTTATTGTAAGTTTAGTTCATCCACTCACGACTTCATCTCGTCGCGCACCTGAGATGAAAGAGCCTAATGGATGTCATTACGGCTTTAATGAAAAACTGTTCGCGTTAGTGTCTCAAATCGGTGAAGATTTAAAGACCGAACATGCGGCGTAGTCCGGACTTGCGCGCGGACTTGCGGCGGCGTCCACCCTTGGGGGCCTCGGCGGGCGCAGCGGCGGCTGGCGCGGCCATGTCGGCACCTCCCTTTAGGACAACGCGTCCCTTGGGCTTCATTCCGAGCTTGCGTAGCGTCTTGCGGATCGTCTTCGCTGAGACCTTGCGCGCAGACTTGCGGTGGCGGCGGCCGCCAACAGGGGCTGAGTTTCCGGCAGTTCCGTTGAGTACAGTGGGGTTAGCGTATCCCTCCATTTTGTTTTATATTTACCTTCAGAGAAATTGTTTATGCCGAGCAGGATTGGCAGGGCTCGACCGTGAATTTTTGGGCGGCGGCGGCTGCCTTTGTACGCAAGTAATAACAACCAGTCTTCAAACCCTGCTTCCAAGCGTAAATATGCATAGACGAAATCTTGGCATATGTGGGCTCGGCAAGGAATAGATTGAGTGACTGCGACTGGCAAATGAACGCTGCACGGTCACGAGCCATATTAATTAGCGTCTTCTGTGGAATTTCCCACGCCGTCTTATACAGTTCCTTCAAATCATCGGGGATCTCCTCAATGTTCTGAATTGACCCATTATGATTCATGATCTGTTCACGAGTCCATGAATTCCAAAGTCTGAGCTTAATCAAATCTTCTACGAGATACTTGTTCACAACCATGAAGTCGCCAGCGAGGACGCGGCGAGTATACAGATTGGAAGTGAACGGTTCAAAACACTCATTGTTTCCAAGAATTTGGGATGTTGAGGCGGTAGGCATTGGAGCCACGAGAAGAGAGTTGCGCATTCCGAATCGCTGGATATCCCTGCGAAGAGATTCCCAATCTAGATTTGAACTTGGCTGGACATTCCACAAATCAAACTGGAACTCGCCACGAGAAATTGGAGATCCAGAATATGATTGGTAATGACCAGCCTTTTCTATTACAGGCATTCCACGCCAGTATCCTTCAACCGTATTTTCAGCTGCCACTTCAATACTGGACTGGCACGCAGCATAGTAAATGTTCTCAAAGATTGTAGCATTGAGTTTTTGGGCTTCAGGCGAAGACCAAGGTAAGCGTAGCATAGCAAATACATCCGCTAAACCTTGAACACCAATACCAATAGGACGATTGCGCGTATTCGAAGCACGAGTTTCAGGAGTAGGATAGAAATTCTTATCAATCACAATATCCAAATTACGAGCCAGAATACGAGTATATGTTTGAAGCTTCTCAAAATTAAACACTCCATTCTCTACAAACTTTGGAAGGGCTAGAGATCCAAGATTACATACTGCCGTTTCATCGGGAGAAGTAAACTCCATGATTTCGGTACACAAATTGGACGACTTAATCGTTCCCAAATTTTGCTGGTTAGACTTGGCATTTGCTGCATCCTTGTAGCACAGGTAAGGATTACCTGTTTGAATCTGACAATCGAGAATCATCTGCCAAATTTTCTGGGCAGGAATAGTCTTACGACCTTTGCCTTCGGACTCATACTTGCGATACATCTTATCAAAGTTCTCACCCCAAACATCCGCAAGACCAGGACATTCGTTGGGACACATGAGTGTCCATTCAGTATTTGCCTCTACTCGGCGCATGAACTCATCGGGAATCCAAAGACCGTAAAACAGATCACGAGCCCGATCTTCTTCTGCACCCTGATTCAGTTTCAGGCGCAGGAAATCCTCGATATCCGCATGCCATGGCTCCAAATATACTGCGAATGAACCGTTGCGCCTGCCTCCCTGATTCACATACTT